ATGAAAAAACTGGTACTGCTGATTTCAATGGCGTTACTGTTAATGAACACCGCTATGTCACAAGACAAAACAACTCCTAATCCCTTCTTCAGCGAATACACGACGCCGTTTAAGATCCCCCCTTTCGATCAGATTCAGACAAGTCATTACCTGCCTGCAGTCATCAAGGGCATCGCCGAACAACAGGCTGAAATCGATGCTATCGTCAACAACCCTGCCGCCCCGACTTTCGAAAACACCATCATGGCGTATGAAAATTCCGGCAAGCTATTGACCAAAGTGAACAGTGTTTTTGGCAGCTTGAATGGCGCCAACACCAATCCTGAAATGCAGGCCGTAGCGCGTAAAATGGCGCCTTTGACCACGACACACCGCGATAATATTTCGTTGAACGACAAACTTTTTCAACGGATCAAAACGATTTATCTCAACCGCGATAAGAGCAATCTTGATGTCGATCAGAAAAGGGTAGTTGAAAAATATTATAGCGACTTTGTCAGAAACGGCGCCGAATTAAATGCCGCCGACAAAGATAAACTCCGCGACCTGAATCAGAAGTTATCCGTGAACGGCATCAAGTTTGGTGAAAACCTGCTGGCAGAAACTAACACCAACTTCAATTTGGTTATCGACAATCCTAAAGATCTGGATGGCCTTCCAAAAGATATTATTGAAGCAGCAGCCACAACAGCAAAAGAGATGAATATGGCCGGCAAATGGGTTTTCACTTTACAGAAACCCAGTATGTTGCCATTCCTTCAATTCGCAAAAAACCGCAGCCTGCGCGAAAAACTGTATCGTGGTTATTTCGAGCGTGGCAACAACAACAATGCTTTCGATAACAAGGAATCGATCCTGAACATCACCAACCTCAGAGCTGAGAGGGCAGTATTGCTTGGTTTCAAATCGCATGCCGATTATGTAATCAGCAACAATATGGCCAAGACTCCTGCAAATGTTTATGAATTTCTTGAAAACATCATGGTGCCTGCCCAGAAAGCAGCCATGAAAGACCGTGATGGCATGCAGAAAATCATTGACCAGGAAGGTGGTAAATTCAAACTGGCCTCCTGGGATTGGTGGTTTTATGCTGAGAAACTGCGAAAAGCAAAATATAATCTTGAAGAATCGGAGATCAAACCCTATTTCGCGTTGAGCAATGTAAGAGACGGAATGTTTTATGTTGCAAACAAACTTTACGGCATAAGCTTTACCAGACTGACCAACGTACCGGTTTATCATCCTGAAGTAGAGGCTTATGAGGTGAAAGAAGCCAATGGTTCACACCTCGGTGTCTTGTTCATGGACTTCCATCCCCGTCCCGGAAAACGCGTTGGCGCCTGGACCGGTCGTTTCAGAAGTCAGGGCTACGAAGATGGCAAAAAGATCTATCCGCTTGTAACCATCGTTTGCAACTTTACCAGACCAACTGCTGATGCCCCTGCCCTGTTAACATGGGATGAAGTAACCACCATGTTTCATGAGTTTGGACACAGCTTGCATGGCTTATTTACAGATGGCAAATATGACCGTATAGCCGGAAATATTCCACGCGACATGATTGAACTGCCATCACAGTTCATGGAAAATTATGCTGCCGAACCCGAAGTGTTGAAAGTATATGCAAAACATTACAAAACAGGTAAAGTCATGCCACTGGAACTCATGGGCAAGTTAAAAAAGAGCCTGATCTTCAACCAGGGTTTTGAAACCGTTGAATATATTGCGGCTTCATTCCTTGATCTGGACTGGCACAACATACCAGGACCTCAGAAAGTGGACGTCCTTGATTTTGAAAAACAATCGATGAAAAAAATCAACCTCATGGATGAAATCCTTCCCCGTTACCGCACAACCTATCATAACCACATGGCCGGCGGTTATTCAGCCGGATACTATGTTTACCTGTGGGCTGCTGTACTCGATACCGATGCATTTCAGGCATTCAAAGATTCGGGTGATATCTTTAATCCAAAGATCGCAGCCAGCTTCCGTAAGAACATCCTGACCGAGGGTGGTAATGATGAAGGTATGGTTCAATACAACAAGTTCAGAGGACAAGAGCCTTCAAAAATCCCGTTGCTCAAAAAACGAGGCCTGGACTAAAAAATAATTTATTTTAAAAAAAGAGCTGGTGCAGATTTTAAATCTGCACCAGCTCTTTTTTTGTATCCCTTTCATTTAATGGTTCTTAAATTTTAGAATACTGGCCCTGTGATTTGATATTAAATCATCTGAAACAATACTTGACAATTTTTCGGCCATGTTAAAAAATCGGGTAGAATATTTAGAGATAAGCCGGGTATAACTTGGGTATAAGCTGAGTATGAGGTGGGTATAAATTGGGTCTAAAGACCCGAATTATCCCCAAATTATATCCGGATTATTTTCTGATTAATTCCATTTTATTCTTAAATTATCAAAAAATTATCAAAAAATGGTCAAACCCTGGTCAAAGACAATTTAGAAAAGGATACTTTAAAAATGAGCTAAATAAATCCGTTGATTTTTTGAAGACAAAAAAAATCAGCCGGTTACAGATTGTAACCGGCTGAAATTATTTTCGAAATTGGTTGAATTATTAAATTATAGATTCCTCGTTGTTAATTTCTTGATTTCCGTATCTTTCAGATCCTTGCAACGGAAAGTAGTGAAGTCGGTGACATCCTTCAATACAAATATCGGAACGCCTGCAGCATGCTGAGCCTTCAGGTTAATGAAGTCGGCGCCTTTCACATCATTCAAATAGATGGCAGGTCTTACATCATCTTTCATGTAACTCACCTCGACATTATCCATTTCCAGTCCCTTTACGTGACGGACAAAGAAGCCGTAACTCGAGATCTCCCCAAACATGTTGGGCTCGGGATAGGTATTCTCTTTTTCAGGAACTTCTAAAGCAGCCTGTTCTTTTGTGCCGCCACCCTGATAATAAATTGGGATGAAAAACAAAAAACACCCATGTAATCTAAAGACTACATGGGTGTTTTATTTCATTTCAGTGACCTCGAAGGGACTCAAACCCTTGACCTTCAGAACCGGAATCTGACAATTCATGAAGTATAGTCAGTTTACTTATAGTGTGTTATAAATTGTTTTTTCATCTCTGGTATTACATTGGTATTACAAACACTAAAAACACGTTTTTCTTTGTCTAAAATGAAGCTTCTTTATTCTTTTCTGTGCCTTTTGAGAACATCTACAGATACCCCTTATTGTGAATACAAGAGGAAAACCTTAAAGATTTAACAAATATAACGAAAATAAACGACATATTCACATTTTTTTGTAAAATTCTATTATATTTGTAGAAATAACTTCACCAAGTAAACATTAAATGTCTACATTTGTTCAGTTCTTAGGAAATACTACTAAGATTTTTGTACCCTACTACTAAGGTTTTTGTACCCTACTACTAAGAACTAGTAAATAATATTAAAATATACAAAATATCATGAAACAATTTGCATTAACGCCTGATCAAATATCCGAAATGCAGAAACTTTTGGAAACAGGGTACACCCCTTTAGACATTTCCAGATACTTCGAGATCGGAATTACGTCTGTTCATAATTATAAAAACAGACTAAAGGAAAAAGGAATAGTTCTTCCAAGCGTGAAAGGAAAGCGCCCTCAAGGATTAGTTCCATTAAAAGATGATGAACTTGTAACAGGCAAAACCATCAAAGTCTACATCAATGGTGTCATGTTTAGCGTAACAGGAAAACCAAAAAGTGTAATCATAACAGAAGATAACCTAGAAGTTACTTACTAATATACCCTTTTATTGAATGTTCTTCATGCGGTATGATCTTTAAGATTGTGCCGCATTCTTTTTGCCCTATGTTTTCTTAAATAAAAATCATATGTGTAGAACATATATCATATTTGTATACCTTAGCGTCATCTTAATACCCTGAAAGATGATAATAAGTTTACCAAGCGGAAGATGTGCCGAGATGAGTGTTGAACAGTACCTGTCTATGACTCTCGAAGATCTATCTGACATAGAAGCATATGGTTACGGTGAAGAAATTTACGATCCGTTTCACGCCTCTGTACTCACATTCGGAGAATTAAAAAGCCCAAAGTCCTTTAATGAGCCTGAAGAATCGGAAGATTCAGAGGAATTATTAGAGGATTTGTTGTCTATAACTGAAGAGGTTAAACGCGCCGATAAAGAATTTATCTGCGAAGACGAGGCTTAATCACCTTCTTATATCCTGATGCTGCCTGGCCGCCAACTGGTAATTACTAAACCCATCTCATGCAAAAAACAAAGATCAAACCCGTCTCCAAGAAAAGGCAGACACTTAACAGAATGTACACCATTCTGAGAAAGGCTTTCTTCTTGGAACCAAAGAACCAGTATTGTCATGCTCATCTCTCAGGATGCACAGGAAACAGGCAAGAATATTTAACGGTGCACCATAAGAAAGGACGAGGAAAATACTTCCTTGATGTTTCGACATGGTTATCAGCATGTTTTAACTGTCATCAATGGATCGAGACGCATCCAGAAGAAGCTAAAGAACTTGGACTCAGTGAGTCAAGATTATCATAATCACTAACTAACATTAACACTCATGACTGTTTTTAAAGGTTATTACTGTTTTGGAGCAGCCTCGCAACAAGCGGCTGACTCACAACAAGGACTCTGTATCTGGATGCAAGGGCCTCCTAGCAGAACACGAAAGTATTTTATGAAGCTGTTATTCGACGCTTACTGGATATACCGTGAAAAGATCAAAGACACCTCAAAAAAGAAAACCACACCTAATTATGACAAATCGTGAAGAAATTATCAATAAAGCTCTATCTATTATCCTGCCCTTAAAACGCAGTGGAATAGGTTTGGCGATGGGAATCGGGAAGACCTTCATAGGACTTAAACACATGGAGAACCGGTACAACAAAGGCAAACGAAAGTTCCTTGTAGTTGCACCTAAACTCTCTATCATCGAGACCTGGAAGAGTGAAGCCGTAAAATTCCACATGGAGTATCTTATCGGACATGTCAACTTTACTACCTATCTGAGTCTGAACAAACAGTCAACAGATTATGATGTAGTTTATCTTGACGAGTGTCACAGCCTTACATATGGTCATGAACTCTGGTTAGGTATGTTCGGGGGAGAAATACTGGGATTAACAGGTACACCCCCAAAGCGTGATGACACAGAAAAAGGCAAAATGATAAGCATGTTCTGTCCTATCGTATATACCTACGTGGTAGACCAGGCAGTTGACAGCAAGATTCTGAATAACTACAAAATCATTGTCCATGCTCTGCCACTGGGTCAACAGAACACATACCTGATCAAAACCAAGACGAGAAACTTCATGACCAGTGAACAGAAATCATACAAGTACTGGACCGACATGGTGGAAGCCGCAGGATCTAAAAAAGAGGAGATGTTTCAACGTATCAAACGCATGATGCATATGAAAGCCTTTCCTTCTAAGCTGAAATATGCTTTGACTCTTGCAGGGGAAACCACAGACAAAGTACTCATCTTTTGTAACACTCAGGAACAAGCCGAACAAGCATGTAAGTTTTCTGTCCATAGTAAGAACCCGGACAGTAAAGCAAACCTTAAGATGTTCGAGTCAGGTGCTATCAGAAGACTATCTTGCGTACAACAGCTTAATGAAGGAGTAAACATCCCTAACCTGAAAGAGTGTATCGTTTTACATTCTTATGCCAATGAACGTAACTTCTCTCAGCGATTTGGCAGGATGCTCAGACTAAATCCTGATGACACAGCGACCATACATATTTTAATGTATACAGGTACTGTGGACGAACAATGGGTAATGAAAGCCTTGGAGGAATTTGACAGTTCTAAAATATCGTACAATGTCTAGTGGAACAATAATGCTAAAATTCGAGGGCGACACCCTTGTCCCTGTTAATAACAAGGATGTCGTTCTCTTTAATCAGCTACGAAAAGCTGTAGGTGATGGGACTATGATCGGGTACTTAGATGAAGCAGACAGTGAAGATCATCGCAACTACCTGGCAAAAGTGCATAAATCAATAAGAGTATTGTCTTTTCATACGGGTTTTACTTTTGAGGAGATGAAGAGTGTCATTAAAAAACGTTCTGGTCTGTATATGACATCTAAATTAGGCATCGAGTATAAAAGTTTTGCTTATTGTACTAAAGAAGAATTAATGTTGGCAATACAAGCTTGTGTGGATCTTTCTATTGATGTTGATGTTACGATTTACTGATCAGCCGGGACAATATAGCCTTCTTGTTTGGCTAATTCCTCAAACTCTTTTAGAAAGATAAGCATTGTTTCATAATGAGATACCCAAGGATCAGTGATGGTATCAGTCTCGATTTGTTTGTTAATGAGCTTCATCTTTTCAAGATCAAGTTCACCGTTTTCGAATGAACAATTTGTGATAAGAAGGTACTCGGCTGTGTCAGCGATTCGAATCTGAAAAGCCGTACAGACTTTCATGGATACGATTGCAGTTGGCACGATGGTTTCAATGCTAGGATTTGGTGTCATCGTTTAGTTTAGCTTATGTCTACAATTAAAGTAGTGCGTAAAGATATAAACTTTCAAACATATTATAGGAATTTTTATGAAAAAGAATAATTATGCTGATACAGCCGAAAAACTGCAAGTATTTTTCAAGCAATCTGGTTGGTTTGATGTCTTTAAAACGTTCTTACTTAGTGAAGATTTTGTAAAGATCATTGTACAACTCAGTGACAATGTAGACGATGGTTTGCGTTTTACTCCGACACTAAAACAAGTCTTTAATGCATTCATAAAATGTAAATATGACACGTTAAAAGTAGTGATAATCGGTAAATATCCGTATGAAAGCATTGGGATAGCCGATGGCATGGCATATTCATGTTCAAATACAGGTAAACCTGTACTTGTTTTACGCAATATCCTGAATGCTGTATCAAAGACGGTGTATCCCAAAGAAACCAGACAAAAAAATCCAAATCCTGACCTATCACGATGGGCCGAACAGGGAGTCTTGTTACTCAATTTGAGTCTTACTACAGGTATCGACAAGAGAAATAACCATGAAAAGATATGGCAGCCTTTCACAGCGTTTGTGATAGACACTTTAAGTAAAAAGAACCCCGATCTGGTCTGGATATTACTCGGTAACACCTGTGAAATTAAAGACCTTATAAGTGGAGACGATCTCACGATTTTGAGTGGCAACTCTTTGGGAACTCCGATGAACTTTTCGAATTGGGACTGTCACGATATTTTTAATCGAGCCAATGTTCAACTTCTAAAAATAAATAAAGAATCTATTGTTTGGTGATAGTGTTCTACACTATCTTTGTAAGCTCTACATTTTAAAACTATGGCTAAACCTGCTAATCTCGGAATTAAACATGTCAGCAGAACTTATGATGAAACACTGGATTTCATCAAAAAGCGTGCCTCGGGTGAAGAAAGATCGATATTAACTCCATGGGCCAGCATGAACGATGGCTTATTGGATGGTATCCCCTGGAACAGCGTGACGGTAATTGGAGCGAGACCGGGTACAGGCAAGACACTTATAGCAAGTCTCATCACAAGAAATTCTTTTGCCTTAAATCCTACTCAGGACTTTGTGGTGTTGGACTTTCAATATGAAATGCTTGCTCGTAACAGTGCCTTAAGGGACCTGGGACGATACTCCGGAAAGAGTATGCGTCAACTTAACTCATGCAGGAGAGACGGTATCATGACCGCTAAAGATATAGCAGAGGCAGAGGCATTTTTTAACATGAAACGAACACATCCTATATATGTCAAAGAAGAACCATGTACGGTAGCGCGGATGGCAGAGATCCTTCCAGAGTTCTGTGATGATCCTCGTATTAAAGGAAAACGTGTGATCGTGACTTTGGATCATACCTTACTTGTGAAACAAGATTCCAAGACAGAGAACTCGTCCAACGAGACATTGTATCATCTAGGTGCCTTCCTCTCTACTGCGAAGAGACAACTACCTGTTACATTTATCATCCTGTCTCAACTCAAGCAAGAGGTAGATGGAGTAGAACGTACTCGTATTCCTTTAAACCACTATCCTGTCATGCGAGACATACTCGGTGCCGACTCTATTACGCAGAATGCAGATACCGTCATCATCATGAATCGTCCTGCAAAGAATCAGATCTGGAAATACGGGCCCAAAGAATTTAATATTGTCGATGACAAAGTCATGGCAGTACATATCGTCAAGGGACGTGACGGAGGAGAGTCAATGTTTTGGCTCAAAGCCGATTTTGAACATATGAATATCTTGGACATGCCTCATTCTGAGATTCCATTGCCCACATCATCCGCTGCTCCCGCATATTCGGGTGCAACTTATAAAAAATAAATCATGTCAGAACCTACCAGTTATGTAAAAATTTCAACAGAAGAACGTAACCGAAAGATTGCCGAGATCAAGGCTTTCTGGAAGACTACACTAGCTGCTACTCCTTTTAAGGAGGCTGCTCCAATACCTAAACAGATGTACTACAACTCATCTGACCCCGACAGTAGGGGAATATACTGTTTTAAGAATGAACTTTCTGCCGGTGATATCCTGATAGAAGTGGTGAATGCTGACTTTGTACCTATCGAAACAAAACGTTGTATACATATCCTCAAGCAAAACCCTGATTTTCTCACAGAGTATGTCGCTACAGGGAGTTATGACAGTTATGTCGTTCCGCTATCAAAGTTAACCTTGCTGATCACCGCGAGAGAACCTGAGTCTACACCAGAAGTCAAAGCCAACCTGGCAACACTTTCTGAGAGTCTTCCTGTGAGTAAGATGTTTGGCGATAATCCGGACTGCAATTTTGCAGACATCACGGCCCGCGACCTGTTTGCTATCCTACACCAAAAACCTGTCTCTAACAAAGACTGGATCAACGAAATGGTTAAATAATAAACTATGAGTGACACACTTGTTGCCCCTGCTCCAGCATTAGCTGTTGCACCCGGTATTATGTTACCGATGGATGCCTTACCCGCTCTGTCACAAAACCCGAAGACATTGGTACTGTTTTCCAAACCAAAGATTGGGAAGACCACCTTGTTATCAAAACTAGGAGGTTGTCTACTTTTGGATTTAGAAGACGGTAGTGATTATGTCTCGGCTGTAAAAATCAAAGCCACTACCTATACTGCTATGATGCAGATAGTAAAGAAAATCAACGAGGCCGGTAACCCTTACAAGTACCTTGCTGTCGATACCATCACGGCCCTGGAGGAGATAGTCATTCCATATGCCGAATACCTCTATCAACAGACTCCTATGGGAACCAAGTGGTTTACAGAAACCAAGCTGAAGTACAAGAGCATCTTAAACCTACCTAATGGGGGCGGATACTTATATTTAAGACTGGCATTTGAAGCTGCTATCAAAGCATTACACTCGGCTGCTCCCGTACTGATCCTGATGGGTCACTTAAAAGACACGATACTGGATAAAAACGGTAGCGATTTCACCTCATCAGATTTAGATCTTACAGGTAAACTTAAACGCATGGTGACTTCTTCGGCAGATGCTATCGGATATATCTACCGTGTTAAGAACAAAAACATGATCACATTCGCTTCTACTGATGAGGTAGCCTGTGGCGCAAGACCAGCACATTTACGTAATCAAACTTTTCCTATCTCAGAGTTTAATGACGAAACCGGAGTATATACTTCACATTGGGATAAAATCTTTATTTAATCACTTCTAAAACAATCATCATGTCATTCAGTGTAGAAAATTACGACGAGAATAAATTTGGTGGACTCTCAGCATTTTTGGATCCAGGTCAGCACACAGTACGTCTTCTGGACTTAGTCCTGGAAGAAGCTCCTTATAAAACCAAAGAGGGAGGTCCTGTTTTCTTCTTACGTCTCACCGTAGAAGGAGAGAAACAAGATCCCGATTTCAAAGGCTGGCTGATCGATACCGAAAATCCTGATCTCGGTGCTTACGAAGGACAGATCGGAACCCTTAACCACGGTCCTTTCGGCTTCTCTCAGTATAAGGAGTTTTCATGGGAAGAACAAGTATTTAACTGGGTATGTGACTTCGCTAACCACGTAGGCAAACTGGAACAGATCCGCAAGATCAAAGAGGAAGACATCTATTCCTTTATTCAGAAGGTTAAACTTGTCTTATGTGATCCTTCTGTATGGTTTTTACTGACTATTGCAGGTCAGGAATATACCAACAAGAAAGGTTTCTCTACTTATCGTCTGTTTATCCCCAAGGATCACACCAAGAAATACAGACGTGCCTTTGCTTCTCTGGAACTCTCTTCAGAACTTCTTGAGAAGAAGTTTTTGTTCTATGATGCCAAGGTACATCTTGTTCCAGAGAGGAACAAAGAAGCAGCCCCTACTGTCAATGAATTCTCTGGTGCCAATGAAGGACCTACTGAGAACTTTGAGGAAGCAATGGCAACTGTTGAAGTCGCTAATGCTTTACCAGAGACGTTTGATTTCTAAATAGTAATAAGACCCGGTATGAGGCTTACTTATACCGGGTCTTTTAATTTCTTCAGGCTTATGTTTCAGGTCGATAGTTATATTGGAGGGATCAAAGACGTTCCCAGTAATTGGATATTCGAATTCTATTTAAAACTCCCGCAACCTCTCATGGGCCATCGCACCATGATACGTAGCGTGTTTAACTCGACGGATAACGATCCCTCGATGTCCATCTATTTCAGTGATCCACAGAAAAAATACCGGTTCAAAGATTTTTCGACAGGTAAAAGTGGTGACGCAATAGATTTAATGAATTTCCTCTGGAGTGAAAACACTTCAGGCACTTACGCCAAAATTCTCAAAGATTACCGAGAGTATATACAGAATGGTGGTACAATCAACTATACAGGTTCGGCTATCAAAAACTGGAAACTCAGATCCTTCAAACTAAGAACCTGGAACACGCTTGATAGAGATTATTGGTCACCTTTTGGAATAGGATCAAAACTCCTCAATCTCTATAACGTGAAGCCTCTGGAGTCTTATACGATGGAGTCCACACTGGAAGGATCAGACGAGTGTTTCGAGATCTTTGATCAGAACATGTACAGCTTTTTCACTGGTGACAAACCCTATAAGATATATCGTCCACTTTGTAAAGAACACAAGTTTATCAAGATAGCCGGAATACGGTATATTCAAGGCACCGATCAATTATACAGAAATGATACTTTACTTATCAACTCTGCCATCAAAGACATTATGAGTACCCGATCACTGGGACTCAGGGCTGACTTCGTTGCTCCCGATAGTGAGAATAGTATCTTCTCAAAGACCGTCATTGCGGGATATAAGAAGAAGTACAAGAGCATCGCCTGTCTACTGGACAGCGATGAAGCCGGAGTAAGAGCAATGAAGAGATACCAGGAAGAGTTCAACATACCTTTCATCTATCTACCTATGTCCAAAGATATCAGTGATGCTGTAAAGTATCATGGTAAGAATAAAGTACTCTATGACCTATTGCCAAAGTTGACTACGGCCATAGAGAAATACCAAGAATCACATTTAGAACACAGTGTCGATTGAGTTCTACATTTAACGTATATTTGTAGACCTTAAACAACATTTTATGCTAATCTTCATTCCAGGGAACGTACCTTCTTCTAAAAACAGTCGTCGTAACTTCGGCCACGTCTCTTTGCCCTCAGAGCTTACAGAGAAATGGCGAGAGAATACCGCATGTTTTTGGAACAAATTCCGATCACACTTCATAAAAGAGTGCCAAGGTAAACAGTTTCCTCTCATCGTAGGCATTCACTTCGTCCGTAAGTCTAAACACAAATGGGATTTTATCAATCCCTGTCAGACGATACAAGATGAAATGATGCACAAAGAATGGATAGATGATGATAATACCTCAATCATGTATCCTGTCCCCTTAAAGATCGACAATCTACTTTGGTCTTACGATTCCAAAAATCCGGGTGTCTACATCCGTGTCTTAAATAACATTTCAGAAGCATCACTTTCATTCTCTAAATAAACAACCATGTCCATGCCTTTTTGTGATATGTCTGCTTCTCAGAAGTTGATATTAGAAGATCAGTTCTTCGATAAACGTATCGTTCTAAGTCAGAGCGCACTAAACAAACTACTCTTCTGTCCGCAGAGTTATTACAACTACTATATCCTGCAGCAGAAAGAGACAGAGAGTAGTAAATATGCCGTAGAGGGTAAGATGATGCATTGTCTTTTACTTAACCCCGAGGTATTTCATGATGAGTTCGTCATCTCCCCAACAGCATTACCGAGCGAGAAACTTGTTGCAGCCCTGTTTACCCTGTTCACCACTTGTCAGATCGACAGTGACGCCACAGGAAACCCTCTTACCTTAACCCTGTCTGACTATCAGGAAGAGTTACTTGTCGCTCTTACCGTCAATAACTTGTACCAGTCCTATAAGGATAACGCTAAGAAGTTATCGTCAGCCATAACTGATAAATCACAGGCTTACTGGGAATTTCTTGTAAAATCCACCGACACACGTAAAAGTATCGTATCTTACGATCAGTTTATAGAAGCCCAACATGCCGTAGATAAGATCAAAAATAATGTGTCCATCATGAAACTCATGGGTTACATCACTGAACCCGGAGAGATGGTACAACAGATGAACGAACAATCCTTGCAGGCAATACAACAGGAAAGAGACTTTGACATAAAAGGAATATTGGATAACTACGTGGTTAACCATATGACCAATACTATCTTAGTCAATGACCTAAAGAAAACCTCTAAGGATATTCTCTCTTTTGAAGAGTCTATCTTAAAATACCGTTACGACCTACAGGCTGCAATGTACTACACCTTGATCCGGGATACTGTAGCAAAGAACTATCCCGGATACACGATAGAGTTTCGTTTTATCGTAGTGGACAACATGTTACAGATCGCACCTGTAAGAATCACGCCTGAGACAATGGATATCTGGCTTAACAACCTGGAAGAGACATTTGCCAAAGCGACATTTCACTTTAAAGAACGGAGATTTGATCTACCTTATAGCATTGCATCCAACAATAACGAAATAGTATTATGATAAACAAACCGTATGCGGATTACTTTCAAAAATCCCAAGTATTTCTGTTTCCGCTGACCGGCATTCCTAAACTGTCCCCTTTTGTTCCTTTGAGTACGCATCTCTCCTGGAGAGGGGTGTATGCTCCAAAGGATCGAAAGTTAATGGTAGTCTATGACACGCTCAATGACTGTGTTCAGTGGCAAGAGTTTTTAAGTAACTTGTTTAAGAATTTTCACTTCGAACTGGTAGCGTACACTCCTGATCGTAAGAAAGCAGTAGTCATTCTGGACATGAGAATCCACGAAGACACCTATGTAAAGGTACTTCGAGGGACCTACTCTAAAATTGAGGCACCAGATCAAAGTCTTGTCATGACTTTCTTCGGAGTTAGAAGTGGCGAATGGGCATACATCGACACGTTCTTTAAACCACAGAAGTACATGAAGTTATATGCCGAACTGTATGGTGTAGAAGAAGAAGCCTTCTCGCGTCATGGAGAGCTTTGTGAGATGCCCAATCCTGAGAAAGAGTGTCTTAAATTAATTACAGAAATAAATGTAGATGTTTTGTAATTAAGTGTAGAACTTATCTTATATTTGTAAGATAAACCTATAGTTATGGAAATCACCCCTACATTATTCGCAATACATCGCGAAATCAAAGATCAACCTTCATTTGCGCTTATTCCTTTATCACTAAACTGTCCTTTTGTAGAAGTCATCTATGACCCTACCAAAAGGATTCTTTATGTTATAGGAAAGAACACGAAAGAAGATCCTCAATTTCTTGAAAGACTCGACGACAATGGTACGCCGATGGCTAATACAAAAGACAAAACCGTAGCCAGAATGGAGCGAAGAATTTTTGCTGCTTACTACGAGTACCGTATCACACAATCTACAGACATCACAGATTTCATCAAGAAGTTTGTGGTAAACCCAACGCATGGCGCTTTGCTTAAAGTGCTTTCTGATATCATAATCTAAATCTACGTTAATTAAAGAGGTGGTGGCCAAAGTACTTCCACCTCTTTTTTTATCCCCTAAAATCACCCTCAATGTCAAAAAGTTATGTTTATGATTACGAGACGATATGCAATTGCTTCGTCGCAGTATTTGAAGAACTAGAGGGTTCTGACAGAAAGGTGTTTATTTTTCATCCTATCAGGAATGACTTTGATAAGTACCTTAAATTTCTGGAACAAAACATCAAAATCAAAGACCGTCACTGTGGCTTTAACTCTATAAAGTTTGATGGCCAGATCACGGAGTTCATCTTACGTAACAAAAAAGAATTCAAAGAACTTCATGTAGATGCGTTAACTAAAAGAGTCTACGACTTCGCGCAAGAGACTATCCGCAAAACTTCTACACAAGGAGGTTACCCCGAATACAGAGAGGATCAGTTTAAGATCCCGACTACCGACATCTTTGCCTGGAACAACTGGGATTCAAATGCGAAACGTGCTTCTTTGAAATGGCTTCAGTTTACGATGAACTGGTATAACGTACAAGAAATGCCACATGCACACAGTGTTCCTGTCGAGACAGTAGAGCAGTTAAAGATGATTGTCGATTATTGTATCAATGATGTAAGGTCTACCAAGAATATTTTTCGCCATCAGGATGCCAAAGGTAACTATGACATGCTTGAACAGATGCAACTAAGAGCAGATTTGAGTAAAGAATACAAGATCAATCTTCATTCAGCTCCAGAGCCCAAGATAGGGAAAGAGATGTTTCTACACTTCTTGTCAAAGAAACTGGGAGTCACTAAGAATTCTTTACGTTATAATCAGACTATCCGTGACAAAGTATACGTGGGAGAGATCATTCTTCCTTACATAAAGTTTCAAATACCCGAGTTTCAACAGATGTTCAACTGGGCAAAAGCACTTATACTGGATATAAAAAGCATTGGCGATGACGAAGAGAAGAAAGGGCCTAAATACACCTTATCTATAGGTGATACTAAGAGTGTCTATGGCCTTGGAGGAATTCATGGTTGTATAACGCCTGGAGTATATAAGTCGAGCAAAGGTAAAATCATCAAATCGGCCGATGTGACTTCTTTCTATCCCAACCTTGCTATCAGAAACAGATGGTCCCCGGCGCATATTGCTAACGAGATCTTCTGTGACTTGTACGAATGGTTCTTTGAAGAGCGTAAGAAATACCCCAAGGGGTCATCACTTAACTACCTGTTTAAGATCATACTGAATGCCGTGTACGGTTTAAGTAAAAATCGTTATTCGTTTCTATATGACCCTCAGTTCACATACAGGATCACCATGAACGGACAATTACTTCTAACCATGTTGTATGAGACAGTCTTACTTCGCATTCCCGGAGCAGTGCCTCTGATGCAGAACACTGACGGATTGGAGTTCTTGATCGACGAAGGTCATGAAGCAGAATTCGACAAGATATGCCGGGAATGGGAAGTAATGACTAAACTACAACTTGAAGTAGTCACCTATGACAAGATGATCATTGCAGATGTGAACAGTTATATCGCTGTATATCACAATGGTAAAACTAAATGTAAAGGACGTTTCGAATTTGAGGATAAAATGCTACACAAAAACTCTTCTCTTCGTATCGTGCCTATGACTATCTACAACTACTTTGTCAACCATACGCCCATAGAAGAGTTCCTGGCTACGCAAACCAACATCTTTGACTTCTGTGCCGGTGCTAAATTAAAACGTCCATGGAAGCTTATTAAGCAGTTTGTAAAAGACAGTGCCTTTACAGAGGAACCTCTGAGCCGTATCGTAAGATACTACTACTCTAACAAAGGATGCAAGTTAATCAAACGTCACCCTGATGGAAGAGAGATACAACTAGAAAGCGGAACACCTATGCTCACTGTGTATAACATTGCACAGAAGAAAGACTTCAATGACTACGATCTTGACATATCCATATATCTTAAACAGATCATGGATGAGATCGAGAAGATCGAAATACAACAAACAAAAAAAGTAAACGAGTTAACCCTATTTTAAAATGAAAAAGACAATAAGCGGCTTCCCTGCATTTAAGTTATTACTCTCTACAGCCGTCCCAGTTCTAACCAAGACCTACACTCCCATTGCTCATGACGATATCGTAAACAGAGTACGTGAGGAGATCGGAAAAGCAGGTTTTAAGATCACCAAAGAAGACTACAAAGCTACCGGCAACGGACAGATAGGTATAGGAATATACCGTATGGAATACAAGTTTGACAAAAGCATAGAGCTGCTAGCCAGTTTCATGAATTCTTACGACACAAGTTATGCCTTTCGTTTCACGCTTGGAGTAGGAGTCAAAGGTTCTGATAACACCATGTTTCTCTGTGATGACGCAAGCAAGGTCTATAAGAAATTCCATAAAGGAGACGCCAACGTGTTATCCAATAACCAGATCTCAGAGCAGTTTGCCAATGCAGGTGAGTTTTGGGAACTGGCCCTACAGGATAAAGACGTGATGTGTGGACTCCCAATGGATACCGAGAATCAAGATGCTTTCTTTAAGATCATCACCGATATCTATTTTCAAGACAGTCTATTGACTGGATATCAAATGGGTATCATCAAAGACGAACTTTCTGAAAAACATGTTCAACCATGGCATACCGGGGTGACTTTAGAGTCTCTGTGGCATTATTATAACTGTGTCCTTGTGGCCCTACAGGAATCTCATCCTGCTACTTGGGTGTCTACTCAGAAGACTTTCCACAAGAGAGTCAGTGAAATATTCACCCTTCCATCTTATGGTACTGGTAAGATCGTCAAAACCGAAAGTGCTATCACCATGGAAATGGAGTCCTCTCCTGCAGGGATCCTTATGGCTACTTTTGCAAAAGACGGGATCACGACTGATATCGTGACAATACCTGGAGAACCTTTTATGAAAGTTGCAGAGTTTATAGCCAGTATTGATCCTATCACGGAAGATCCAAAAGTATCTGTTGTCAAATTCGTTACCACCGATGAAGATATACTTCTTGATTTTGGTAATTGCATCATTCCCGGTAGTTTTGACAGTGATGTTCCAGAAGATATTCTCACCGTTAAACATGCTGATCCGGCCTATGGTTATGGGCCACATAAAGGTGTTTCTCTTGCTATTGGATATCCCGGATCAGGAATGGAACCGGGTGCTTTTGAGAAGATGTTTCCTGAAGAAGTGACTCTCGAAGATGTAGTCACCACATCAGAAGAAGTTCCTATATCTGAAACTCCTACTGAAGAAGTACCCGAACCAATCTCAGAGACTATCGAAGAAGTATCTCCTATTATAGAAGAGACTGATTTTCTCACAGTATCACATATGACAGATCCTGAAACGGAACCGTCACTGGGTATGACAGAAGATGAGTTCTTGCTGATAGCAGATATTCCTATGCTTATACAAGCCAGAGCAGACGGCCTGTTGACGCTAAAAGGAAAGTCACAACTTGCCACGATGACCAATGCCAAGTATCATAAGGATGCTGAAGCAGACGAGTTGTTTCTTTCGACAGCCACTCTGGAGACTCTACGAAAAGGTAAAGAAGCAGGTACACTCAGTCCTACTGGCTTATCGCTTTATGATCTAATGAGTATTTCGCAACCTATGGAACAATCGTTCGATTTCTAAAATCATCTAAAAAGAAATAAGCCTGCCTCTGTGAAAAGAAGCGGGCTTATTTTTTATCTTTGTCACACTTAATACTATACATTATGGGATGGGATGCTGAATCATCATTAATAGTCGTCTATGGAGTACGTTCACGACACATTAAAAATAGAAGAATCAATAAACTGTTTAAGGGTGCCTTTAAGAATATTCAACAAATCGCAGGAACTGCCGATGGTTCCCTTGATATTGGATCACTTGACTGTTCTACAACTAGAAAAATGCTCGAACAAGCCACAGATCAAAGTGCATATACTTACGAAGGATGGAATGTAGAGTTCGTAAAAGAATTGAACGCCAAAGCTAATTGGAATTTTAAATACCCAAAGAAGGATCTATGGGCTTATCTGAGTGCTAAAGCGTTTCTTGAAATATGCGCACAGGAAAATTTATCGATAAAATTTACTTGGTAAAGCAAAAGAGACTGCCTATGAGACAGTCTCTTTTCTTTTATTTAAACAAGCCCTTGATATATCCTATCGGGTTAAAGCCTTTGATCTGAATCCATACGAAGACACCAACAGCAACGACAGTAAAGACAATGAAGAATATCCACATGAATCTCTTAGGGTCTTTAGCCACATCGGTCACGGTGTTTGTATTTGAATCAGTAGTCCTGGCGGTCTTATTGAATAAAGTAGAATCTGTTTTTGTTATACCTTTAACCTCTGTGTTCTTGGTGATAGTAGTAGTCTTAACAGATTTTATATTCCCGGCAAAACTATTACCTGCAACCATTGCTTTGGTATTAGGTGCTACCAAGGAGTCCCCCTTTTTCATAGGAGGATAATATTGCACTTCAACTACCTGTATAGTGTTATCATTTGTCTTGGTAGTGTCGATACTTGTCTGTACCTGTTTAGTCTGTTCTGTCTTTACAGCCTCTACTACATGTGAGGCAGTTGTCACTTTAGTCAATGGTTTACAAGAGAGTAAAACACATGCTAATAGTGATAATAATAACGATAGGATTATTCTTTTCATCGTGGTATAAATTTCTTAATGTTTTCTACTACTGTATCGGGAGAGAATAAGAATAACGCTCCGATAGTAATACCTATGACAGCATCCGCCCAGGTAGTTGTAGCTTTTATGAAGATGGACCCGACAGAAGCCAGGATGATAACAAAACCGATAATTGAAGTAATAGGACTGGCTTTGATGTTTTTAAACGTGAACAACATAGTTGTAGACACGGTTACGACAGCAGGTTTATCTGAAGTGATGTCGTTGTTTTCGTTGGTTTCCATATTTTATTTGTTTATTTGTGTCTCGACTTTGGCTATGGCTACGTTACATACGTTGACTTCTTTAGAGATCACGTCTAGTTTGTCAAAAAGTTTATCAAAGAGTTTAGTTTGTGCATCTGTCAATTTAGCCTGCGTTTCAGCATGATCCGTTTTGTATTCTTTGAATCGTAATTCATTGGCTATTATGGTGGCATTTGCTGCGATCAGGTTCGCTTCCAACACATTAACCTTACTATTGATCTTTACCCAACCTGTAATAAGCAATGTTATATTACCGGTGAATAACCCTGACAATATCATGCTGAGTGGTTCCATTACTTCTTCCCTCCCTGTGTTCCAATCATTTCGGTATTGGCTCTGACCACTTTCATCATCTGAAAGGTATTTTCAGTGTTGATCGAGTCATTACGTTTGAGTACTTCCAGGGTCTTAGAGTTATCATTCAGAGTAGTCTTCATATCTGAGATCAGGTTGTATATGCCAAAGATGATAAAGATACCGGTGATGACATATCCAACATAAGAGAGGTAACGGAGACGATTAAGCGTCTTGAGTTTGTCCATCTAACAAGAATATAACGGAAGATCTATAAATATAGAACTTTATCCTACTTATAAGATACGTATAATTACTAATGTAAACAACTACAAAATGACATAAGACCAGTCTATCAGACTATTTTCAATAATGTCTACAAAAAATAATTCAAAATATCTGTTGTGTCTTGGGTTTTAATTGTAGACCTTTGTCCTCTTCGCGCATATTTTCTAAGTCCATGAACCTGCACACTACACAACAACTACGATACGACATAATGAGTCGTCCTCTTAAAGTGTTACTCACTAAACAGGATCTGATTAAAGTGATAGTGGCAGAAGTCGAGACAGAATACGGTTACTCTGTTGATCTCTCAAATCGTAGAAAAGAAAACATACTTCTGGTACACCTTATCTATTATATAGTACGGTACAAGTTCTCTCAATACAAAATTACCTGTGAAGAATTAAGTCAGGTCTTTAATCGAAGTACATCTAATATCGTCTTAGCATGTAAGTCTATTCAGAACGCTATTGACACAGAACCTCTCTTTAAAGAAAAAGTCAATAACATCAAACGTCATATTCAGGAGTCCTTGGATATGAGAACATCAATTATAAAGACAGAGTTTCTGACATTTCACATACATCTAAACTAATACATCGAGAACTAAAACCTTTAACACCCTCATAACATGACACATCTATTTAATTTCCTTGCCGAGAGAGGGGTCACACCCAACGGTTTATATATTCTACACAGCATACACACCAAGATTGGCTTTTCCGAGTATGTACTACCCTTAAGAACTGAGACTGACAAACTCTATAATGCAGGGATGATACAACAAAAAGAAAGTGACCCGTTACATCAGAGAGAGTTAACCGAGACAGGCCTGAAACTTTTACATGATGCCGAGAAGTTCTTCATCAAAGGAAAGGGTAAGTCTACCACTCATCATGACGAATGGACACCTATGATAGAGATGTTCCGAATGACATTTCCCACGGGAAGTGTAGGAAATACGACCTATAGGACAAATGTGAGGGATTTATACGACAGGTTCGTGTGGTTCTTTGACAATTACAACTATCCCTGGGAACTGGTACTGGCTGCGACAAAAGAATATGTCAAGAGCAAAACCGATGTCTACGGGAAACCTAGTTATATGAAGTCTGCCGGTCACTTCATCCGCAAACAGGAAATCGACAAAACATTAGTCTGTATGCTTGCTGACTACTGCGATAAGATCCTGGAACAAAAACAAAGTAACGGAGAATCAGAAGGTATCTTCAAATTCTTTCAAGGAGTGGAGTTATAAAAAGAAAAAACAGCGCAGATGCTTTATGTCTACGCTGTTTTTTTTACCTATTAGTTTCGAACTACTTCGTTACTCTGTGATTATTAAGGCACATGCCTTAAAGATATCACGTAAGTTATCGGTGATCTCTTCTTCCACCTCATCCGTCTTGACTACAGCAGCGCTGACAGTCTTGTACCCGGCTCTGATGTCTTTCAGGGCGATCTTGTGCAGAGTGTATTCTTCTGCAGGTACAGTACATTCTTCATCCAGCCACTTCTGATACGCTTTGATATCATCTTCACGTTTCTGAATCTCTTTCTTGAACTTCTCACGAACCTCGGTTCTGACTTTTTTGGCTTCTACAGAGTTAGGATCGAAGTCCATCGTCTCCTGTTCACCAGCCTTGGTACTTTGTACGTTTGTCTTACCACCTGCCAATAACTTGTAAGCGTCTTTTAAACTCTCTTGATACTTGATGAAACCGTCTTCAAAAGGAATTATCTTGTCTGCAACGAAGGCCTCTACATGAGACTTAAGTAGTGTTCTGGTATGGTTGATGGCATAGTTGAGTTTGATACCTTGTGCCTTCTGCACATTTTTGAGATCATAGTCTAACTGCAAGATCTCTCTACGTGTCAGACGTTCTCTTTTTACTATTACTGCTGGTTTAAGCATAGATTATAAAAGGTTGGTGTAAATGTTAGGAGTTTAAATGTTCATCGTATATATAAGGTAGTGAATAGTATTAACATATCCAAATCAAAGTGTAAACTTGTGTTCGGTAACATTACACAAGTTTACAGGTTTTGTACCTCATGATTATAATGAATAGTCAAATTGAATAGAAAACGATACCTGATCTCCTGCGGATGTTGATTTATATGTAAAATACATTAGAGCATATCCACTTGTTCTTGATACGCTAACAGATGGATTTGGGTTACTGTTATTTATATTTATCAGAGACCCAACCCCTAATAGTACTCCTGTTTGACTAACGGTTGATACAAATGGCAGGTCAATTGCCAGTGAGGTGTCAGTATTTGCAGATGAAGCAACGACAGTTCCGTCTACTTGACAATGAACAATATTACCCACCCTTATATACGAGGCACTTTCTATCCAATGTGCAGATGTATTAGCAATATCTATAGCATTTGGAGTATATGATCCGCTTGAAACAACAGGCAGAGTACCTAGACTTCCATCTGCCATTAGCGCCTGAGTCGAAGTACCACCTGGTATTTTAAATGAAGTCGCACTTATATTACCATCTACAGTAATATCCCCCATATTAAAGTTATAAACAAATCTACTAGGTGCATAAAGCCAATCAACGGTAAAACCGTTACTTGCAAGATAAATACCTACTCTAAATATCTTACGATTATCTAAAGCATCTCCACCTACAGCATTAAAACCATAAGTAGAAGATGTATCGTTATTAAGTGTGCCAACATCAAGAGAACTTACACCTGGTGCAGCATTAAATGATGTATAACCTGTTACTACTCCACCAGTAAGAGGAAGATAACCAGATGCTGTTGCATAATAACTACCGTGTTGACCATCTAATAAGTCAACATTGAGGTTAATTACCTTAACAGTGCTATTGACTAAAAAGGGAGCGATTAAATATGAATTATCAAATAAAAGACTTTTTACTGTGACGTCCCCTTCAAATTCTGCGGGCCCACTAATCCATAGTGAAGCACTTTGAGGTGATACTAATTGATTCTGAATATATGTTCCTGTGTGGACGTGATCGTTTCTACTGACACTCGTTGCCGATCCACTTGTCCCCAATCCTGTGATAAGGTTAAAAGAGGTTCCAGTAATATTACTGGAGACAGCAAGTGTCCCTGCGATGTTGACAGTAGTTGTATTAAACTTGATAACCTCGGATGCACCTACCTTGAAGATAAGTTTTCCTTGCGAGATGTCGAAGTTCAGACTCGCCTTATCTCCTAAAGGACCGAAGCCGTAATAAGGAACAGAAGAATGAGTTGCCATAAATCCTGCACCATAGACTACACCACCGGCATAGATGTTCTTGATAGCACCTATTCCTCCTGCAGTCTTTATAGATCCTTGGTTATATAAATCCGACTGAGTAGTATCAGTAATGTATATCGCTGTGGCAGTAGTATTTCCTCTCCCTGTAACTGTAGCCAGAGTATCGGTACTGGCATAAGTAGGAATGTTAAGGACATTACCTGATAAGGAAGCCACTCCTGTCCCTACCGTAGTGAGAGAGGTGATCCTGTTAATGTATGCTATATCCCCGAAGTCACCTCTGTATGCAGTAGAAGATAATATACCTAACGCAAGACTATCACTGACAATGGCATATACCGTACCACTCCAACGGTATGTTTTATTGGTTGTGGTATCGATATAAATCTTCCCGGATTCGGGAGAGTAGGCTGCCCCTAAAAGATTATTAAAGGTTGTAGTACTAACCCAAGTACCATCCAGTACGTCATCGACATAAGAAGGTAACTGTGTGTTTTTTACGAAGCCACTTGCATCAAGTTCAGCTAATCCGTTTACAGCACCCTTTAAACTTATCTCTAGTTTGTTACCCAATGCAGTACCAAGTCCTATAACATCTGTTATGATATGAGAGTGTATAATAGGTGCATAGATAAGTGAGTGGTCGTGATCTCCGTATGCTGCCAGGTCATGCGTCAAACCGAATCCCGGAAAGGACACTTTATTTGTCCATGAAAGAATACTAGCAGAACTGATACCAAAAGCGGGTGAGGCTACAAAGATAGGGTCTGTCTCTTCTGTAAGATAACCCGGATCGTTTTCAAACTGACTGAGCAATGTCGGTGTACCGTCTATCTCACTGTAAGTATATTCGGGTTTGGTGACATTTTTAGCCCAGTCATATACGTCATTGGCATTACGGGCATCACTGAGTCTACTGTCTATGGTAATTACGTATTCGCTCAGGTCAGGTTCCCATGTATCGGGTCTGTAAGCGAGTGCGGGGATATCAGAAGCAAGTAGATCACTGACACCAGTGATTAATCCCTTGGAATCGTAGTTAAGTTTGATACCTATTCCCGGATCAATAAGGCCGTTGGCTATTACATATTCCGTATCATCAAAAGAGAGATCTTCTCCGTTAACCTTAACAAACCCTATTCCTGACAGGATAACCTGATGTTCTTCTTGAGAGTGATCATAGGCCGTCTTTCCCCTGTCACCACGGTATGCGGTAGTCTCGGTTTCTCCCAGTATGAGTTTACTGTCGTTGATGGCTTGAATACAAGCCTTTATCTTAGAGAAAGCGGTGATGACGGTATCTTCTGTTATTACAGGAGAGCATTCCACATCAGATAATCCCTGCAGGGTTCTGTCGAGGACGACGTCGTGATCGATATCAGCGAGGACACGAAGATTACCCTCAAAGAAATAATATTTTACAAACCCTTCATCTACGGTAGAGGGTTTCTTGGTGAGTAACGGGAGTTGTAATACAGATATAAGACCAGGCATACGTCTAGGGTGTTAACTATACATTACAATTTAACGAATAATTCCCGTATATCCTAAACTTCTCTCTCTCTTAACAGGGTATAGGTAAATAAATTACCGGTACTTTGTTTGTAGTACTGACAGATAAGTAGCATCTTAGCCAGATCAGCACCGTACTGATACACCTGACAACCGGCTGACCACTTGTCTATGATGTTACTAAAAGGGATATTGCTGTGATGAATGTCTACCCCAAAGTATCCTTCTTCTATCACTCCCTGTTCATCTGCATATTTGTCCAGGTCTTTATCACGATAGACTTTTATCTTACCACCCGTCTGTATAAGAGCATAATGTCCCGGCTTGTGATAACCCAACTGATAGGATTTATATTGACCCGGCACCATGACGGCACATCCCGAAGCATTCATAGGAGACTGAAGATAGAATACTCCGGGAAGAGTAGTGGAGACACTGGTCATGATACGAAGTGTTCCTACTGTCTTATGATACTGATCCAAGGCAAAGAGTGTATTAGGGCCCTTCTGACCATCAACAGAGAGAGGTTTGTTGTCTTTACCTACGTATTGAAAGCTATTCAGTGCCTCTTGTAAGACCGAGAGGTTATCCTCTGGTAAAACGGGTTGTTTATACACGATGGAGATCGTGTCATTGAACTTATTGGGAACAACACTGGTACTCCTAACACCAATTATGTTAGGAGCATTATCATAAAACTGATATCCGTTTTTTATCACGGCATTCTTTAAAGTCTCTGCTGTCATGTTATATGTTTTTACTTGCTACGGTTAGTTTATAACTAGGATGGAAGAAACCGTCTATGTTCTTAAACCCTGTGATGTCATACATGTCTTTATAGAATTTAGGTGTGCCGGCTTCAAAAGAATTTACTTTCTTCTGATACACCTCTCTGTTGTATAAGAAGTTAGCAGTAGGGTTGATGTCTGCATCAGGTTCTTGCCAGTCGTAGGCCATCACCAGTCCCATCCCTACAGCATGTTCTGAAGCATGATATAGTTTAGTGACGTCTGTGACAAGAGAAGACATGTTGGAGAAATTCTTGATATAGTCATCGAAACTCCCGATACCAGGTATAGGTGTCAAAGAGGTAGTCTCCTGTTGTACACCCCATATCAGTCGTGTAAGATTTCCTTCCATCACACTCATAGGCTGTTCGTCTTTTTTACGTTGTTTCACCATCCCCAGTAGGAGATACGACAGAGAGACGAAGAGGATATTGGCATAGAAGTCTTTGCTGGCTTGTGCTGCCTTGCGTTGATACATAGGATCTACTCCTTCGTTGAACTTCTTTGCTGACTTACCAAAACCTCCCAATAGTAAGTTCAAAGCCATCTGTTTCTTACTATAGAACTTGCCTATGTCAAACATTGCTCTCCAGTATCCCATCGCGGCTTCTTCACCTTCCCAGTTAGGTCTTAGGTTGCCAAAGCGATTCACCATCATAGGTATTAAATATTTACGAAAGAAATACATCATCTTGACGACCATACCACGTTCTTGCATCGTACCGTCTTGCTTCGCAAAGTTCCCTTGTGCCCTACGCATCTCAGAGTATACCTTTCTCTGTATGCTTGTCTCATCGTTACGTGAATATTCCACATCTTTCCTGATGAGGAGTCTATTATCTTTACCCATCTCATAGGCATCGAGAGCATTTACATATACCTGATTTCCTTTTTCGTCGAGTTGTGGTTTAGTATAACCACCTGTCTCATCTTTATCCATGACCCGATAGTGGTTGGCATCCATGATAGCAAGCCATACCGTCATACCTATCTCGGTGTCACCTTTCTCCTGTAGAAGAAACATGAGTTCACTGGCATTGGTCATCTTCTCCAAGGCCCTACGAGTCCTGGAATTGGTGACGCTATTGAGATTTTTATGATAGTCACTCTGCATAGGGTTGAATATCCTAAACAGGGTTGTCTCTTTAGAGAGATTTCCTACTTTCCCCCAGTCCGCAATATATTTCTGAATAAAACCACCGGCACCATAGAGTTGTTTCTTAGCGAAACGATAGTTAGCACCAGAGTACATAGAACTACTACTAGTAGCAAGATATGCCTGTACGTTACCTGAGACAAAGTTCTTAGTCTGTGAGGTGAGGTCAAACCCTAGTCGTCCTACACTGGCCAATTTAAAGAGAGTACCCATGGCCTTTTTCAGCATACGGTTCTCTTTGAGTTCACTCTGTCCTGAGATGAACTTGCTATATTCAAACTTTAAGACATCTTGTACGTCTTTGAGTTCTTTCAGTCTCTTGGCTTGTTCGGGTCCTTCGTTGACTTTACTCTGCAGTTCGGTCATCATCTGGTTCACCAGGTTGATCATGTGTTTAGTCACAGGTTGTGCCTCAGCCATAGCCTCATTGACATATGACTCATATATCCAATGAAATACAGCACCTACACTGTCTCCACCCTGTATATCTTCACCATACTGTTCATTGTTACGTAACCGTATGTGAGAACTCCCCATATCACCATATAGGTTGCTTGCCTGATCATATTGACTCTGTACCCTGAGATAAGTGTCTTTAAACTTACCCAGTTCTTTTTTCATACCTTCTTTAAAACCACCTTCCATGAAGTTCTCTACCATACTCCCCATGATTCCGGGTACCTTGTATCCGTTCTTCTTACCATGGATCACCTGTTGACGATCCAGATAGGTCTTGATCATAGAGTTATAGAAATTCTTAGCAGACTCTTCTCGTTGTATCTGTAAATACCTTCTGTTGATAAGATAGTTTCCGTTTTCGTCTTTGTCGTCTTCATGACCCGGAAGGGTTTCTACATGACCTTTAGCGTTGATGGTGAGATTCTTTGGCATCGGGGTACCGTCAGCGAATTCTTTATAGTCCGGATTATGTGCCTCTTGACTAAACTCTCTGGTGTACCATTTATAGTTAGGCACTGTCTCTTTGTGTTCCGCTCTGGCAGGAACCGTGTCATATAAATAGTTTCTGGCTGTACCCCAGTTCATCAACTTAGTGAGGATAGAGACATATTTGGTTGTGTGATGTCTGTTATACCATACCTCAAACATATTCTGTTCTGTCTGAAAGTTACGTTCTGCTGTGATGAAAGCCAGGTCTTCAATCTCCATCGCCTTTGGATCAACAGGATTCACTTTGTCCCTTATCTGTAGGGCCTTGAGTTTTGCTGAGTGATCTTTGAAGTCTTTTAAGGCGTTTGTCAAAGAGGTGTACTTCTCTCCCATCTCTTGAACATATATCTTATTCAAAACACGAGACTGGAGTCTAAGAAGTTCAGCACGTAAAGAACCGGCTTTCTTATTTTCTTCACCCGATAACTTTCCACGTACTGCATTCTCTTCGGTACGCAGTTTTACCAGTTCAGCATTGATAGTATCAAGTCTGTCGATCTCAGAGTCTAAGATATATCTAGGATCAATACTGCCATCTTCGGTCTTATACGATTTTAAGATGCTTTTCTTCTCGTCCATGAGTTCCTGATGACGCTGCGAGTTACCATAGATTTCACTTAATGCAGTGAAGATCCTGTTTACCTCATCATGATATGCCTGTGTTGCTTTGGTGACGGTATTCCTATCCATCCACTTCTGTAGTTCTTCAGGGTTGTTTACGTGTTCCATCTCCTTCCTCGACTTAGCACGTTCAAAAGCAGAAGTCTTCTCGACAGAGACATACAGTTTCTCCAGGTTATCCATATATGTCGCATAGTCGGCATTCTGTTCTGCAGCACTCTTACGTAACCGTTGGATATCTACCCTGATCTCAGAGAGAGCATCAAGATCATCTTCGTCCATTAACTCATCATTGTCCTCACCGAGAGAATGTAATATCCCTTCTCTTTGAAGATAAAGTCCTTCCAGTTCAGCACGGACATTATCGGGGATCATCTCCATGTTTTTGTAATAGGCATCTATGAAAGGTAGTGAGGCATGTTCCCGTAGCCACTGAATGTGTTTGGTGACGAAGGCATGTTTTATCTTGTTCTTATCTACGATGCCTTGTTTCATAGCAGCAGCCTGAGCGATGTCTCCATCGTGAATAGCCTGATAGTATTCTGCCTTTACCTCATTTATAGAATCGCGTATAGTCCTTAGTTCTGTCTTGTAACTCTCAAACCTGGCATCAAACTCCGGTGAAGAGGGTTTCACAAAAGAATTATAGTTGACCTTGGTCTGTACACCTTTGTCATCGGTATAGGTGACAGTACGTACCTCGGTCATAACCTCATTCGCCTGTTCGGTAGTACGTCCTTGTAAAAATTTTCTAAGTAGAGTCTCCAGATCACTATCCTGCATATCGTTAGTGAAATTGGTATCTGCCTTAAACTGAGAACTCTTTAAGAAACCTACCATAGCACTGATAGCTAGTTCACTACTTCCGGCAGATGCCACGAACCCTTTTAGGTTAAGACCCAACATCTCTACCAGTTGCGTTCCCTGTTCGGCACCCATATATAAGACACTGTTAGGATTGGTGACACCCAATATGTATTCTTCCAGGGATTTGTCACTCTCATCTATGCGAGAGTCTCTTCGGGCCTTTAGTTTCGCGATCTTCACCTCTTTAAACAAGATACTGTCACTTAGTCTTTTTGCTTCAGAAGGACCGAGGATTTTAGTAGCCTGTTCTAACACGGCTTTATATCCTTCTCTGTCAAAGATTTTCATCCCCTTCAGTTTTAATTGATTCATGGCACCGACAGTCTTACCTTCCATCTCGTTCTTGATGTCCCTTTCCAAAGCAGCTATCTGGAGATTTAAAGAACCTGACATATCATCCATTGTCTTCTGTATTCCCCCTTTTATGACCGTGCCATCAGCAGTAAGATGTGTCGAGGGAAAAGCCTCACGCACGATTCTGATAGTAGCCTGTACAGCGAACTTACGATAATCACTCATCATATTGAGTAGTTCGTTGTTTAGATCATCTACCTTCTTGTACACATAAGAGTCTTTGGTGACTGTAGATCCTGAGTCGGGTTTTATTGCTTCAGCCATCTGTTCTTTCATGAAGTCTATCAGAGTGGTAGCATTAACCATGACCTCTTGAAAGACTAACGTCTGTTTATCTCGTGTAGGTGAGTTCTCTTTGACCTGATATACCGTCTTCCACAGATTGGTCAATACACCCATCTCTTTATCCATGGACTCCAATACGAGAGAGAGTTTTACAGCTGTGGTCATATCCCCTTCAGGGGTATTCACCAGTTTATCATAACTCTCCAGTGTGAGTTTTCGTGTCTCCAACATCTGGAGTTCTTCGGGTGTAGCACCTTCATTCTTTCTTGTACTGATCTGTCTGGAGATACCTTCCAAGTCTTTCTTTACAGCCTGTGACAGAAGACCGATAAACTCATCATAGTTATCTTTGTTCATGTCAAAGGCATAACGTTCAGCATCTTGCTTTATCTTCTCTTTTGCCTTATCGGTGAGAGGCATATATTTCTCAAAGACAGCACGATATTGTTTGTCTTTCTCTTCTCCGGCAGTCTCATAGGCGTTACTCCTCTGACCATTGGTAGTGTTTAAATATGCATCGTTTTTAGAGTAAAAGTTACCATCAAAAGTAGTGACACCATAATCTTGAAATACCGTGTCGGCTTCTATGTCAGCACGATATAGCAAAGCAAGGATTTTCTTAGATGCAATACTCAAACCGTTGGCCGCCAAAAGATGTTCATAGGCAAGAAGTTGTAAGTTCCATGTATCGAATACACTACGGGTGTTCATGTGGAACTCTTGAAGTGTTCCTTCTGTACTGTTTATAGTAGTACCTTCCCTGGATAACTCAGCGTTAATGTTTTTTGCATAGTAAGTTTTCTTCCCATTGACCAGGGTTGAAATCTCTGATTTTATCTTCTTGGTCTTAACATCGATGATATGAATCTTTCCGTGACCATCTATAACCATTAAGTCCAGTCTTCCTATGATCATCCTACCACGATCATCCATGTTACTCAAATCTCTATTGGTCTGTCTGGTCCCGATTGTGTATTCCGGAATGACGATGAAGTCATTAGACATATCACTACCTATGACAGCAAGGAACTTCTGCAATAACTCAAAGTACTTATCAGCATCTAAACCGGTGATGGAAAATGCTTTGGTACTAGGGTTTTCAATCTGATATTGCTTCATGAAGTTATCGAAGTACTCTCTTGTGATAATGTCCGAGTACCTGTCACCTGTCTTATTGGCCAAATCCTGTACACTCTCTACTACGGCATGTATTGCTATTCCAAAGTCTTTGAACATAGAGAAGTCCTTGACAGAACTAAATTGTGAACTGCCTATCAAAGCCGTTACACTGATAGACTTCTGAGGTGTCTGGCCAGCAGCTTCTAGTTTCGCATTATCGTCGTGAAATTTGAATTGCTCTTGTGATCCTTTCTTTAGGATATCCAACGTTGCCAATTGCTCTACGTTTTTCCCTATACGTTTTGTCTCAAAGGCATTATGAATCTGTTTTATCTCGGCATCTATTTTGGCGATGTCTACTTCTGCACGATCTCTTTTAAAGATAGTACCTCTGGTGGCAAAGAGTTCATCACTGGATACATCAGAGTTAGAGAGGTTGTATTCTATTTTGTTCGTGATCATGTTGAGAGAGAAGGTGACTCCATGAGTGTTAAGCATCATGGCGATATCACTCATCTTCATAGAGGCCGGCAGTTGTTCGATATCGATCACACTACGTCCTTCAGGGTCTATGTGATGAACCAGATCTTTCATCACGTCGGCCATCCAACGAAAGAATTTATTTATCATCTCCAAGAAACTATCATGAGAACGTCCTTGAAACCCTGTCTCTTTGAGTTCACCATGTAAGGCACGTTGCATCATCTGTGTCACGAACTCTTTGTTGATGTCTACTTGGTTATACGACGTCTGCGAACCATACTGATTCTTTACCTGAGTGAAGAAAGCAGGATCTAAAGCTTTACCTTCACGCATCATATTATCAAAGAGTTCCCTGTTCTCATAATAGAGACTAGAGACAAAAGGATGCAGTATCTCTTCTATTGCTGTATTAGCAGTGACTCTTCCACGTACTAACGTGATCTCACCGTTTCTCACAAAGGCCCGTATGTTCTTTATGTCGGGTATATGTTGTTCTTGCCTTAGTTCTTTTTCGTCGATGAAATTAAACTTAAGCCCCGGGAAGACCTGTTGGAAGTTATTAAGTACCGTGGTGATGTAAGCCTCTGTATTTTCATGAGGGAGTGCGGCCTGATAGATATTGCTTTGAGTGAGTTTAGGCAGGATAAAGTTGACGATGAATTTCCCGGTAGTACCTGTATAGTTACGAACCGACATCTTCACGTCTACGTTGTCTTTCTTCATCCACTCCTTTAAAGCATTGACCTGTCTGATATTAGCAGCATATTCTCCTGCTCCTAGTGTGTCCAGATGAAACGCTTGTGCCAGGTGGAAATCTCTATGATCCGGAACATTGTCGTATAAAGAATACTGACTTGCTTCTTTGAGCATGTCACTCTCTAAACGGTGTTCTACTTCTTCTTGATTCTGAAAGGTTTCACCCTTATAACTCTTTATTGTGCAACTCATCTATAGTGGTTTTTATTATTTGCAAGCTGGTTTTATTTCTTTTGTCTCAACTTTTTCTTCATATTCCGTTTTACCCGGATTAACAGGAACAGTAGGTTCTGTCTTCTCAAAGACAGGTTTATCTCCGGTGGCATAAGCCATGAACTCTTTAGCCTGCTGCTCAGTGAAAGAGGTAAGAGAGATGTTGGATACAGACAACGGAGGCATTTCGATATATTTGGCAGCTACAGCAGAACACTCAGTAGTGTTGTGTTCTTCATGAGCCAGTACTTCATCGATACGCATCCATTTAGGATTCTCTCCTACAGCTAGTTTCTGTAGTATATACACAGTACCACTAAAGGTGGTGATCGTAGCAGGGAAAATATATCGTCCCGTGACTGTAGAGTTCTGTATCTTAAAGTTTTTAAGTACAGACTGTGCAGAAACAGCACTTATCTCTTTGCTGGTCATATTAAAAGTAATAGACCGGTCATAGGTTTTTACCTTCTTACCGTTGATGATCTCATCGGGTTTGGCCACAGTAGTCACGTAGTCAATCTCTTTGATCTCTTTCTTGGACACCTGTACTCTCTTCTCTTTTGGACCTACTTCATTTGTAAAGGGTTTACCAAAGATGAGTGAAGCCGTCTTGTGATCTTCAGCAGTCTCGATCTTGATACTCTGATATACTTTGTTGTCACGGGCCTGTGGATGAGTTGGTACTTCATTAACCAGTTTAAGATACATGTCACGCATGACTTGTTGAAGAGTACTCTTTTCACCTAAGAAGTCTATAAGACCTTCAGGAGACTTAAAGGACGCCTTCAAGTCCGTGATAGCCTTGTTCTGGTTTAAATATTTGGTGATTGCACCGTTAAATAAGTTGGGATCAATGAACTTCATGAAACTCCCCGGCTTGGAGTTAAACCCGTTTCTCACAAGTTCGTGCATCGCAAGTTTAAGTGCAATCAGTTTTGTCTTATCATCTGCAGATTTAAGTAACTCCATGTAACCATCAATGGTTCTTTCTTTTACAGTGTTGTCATATTTGGACTTAGTGTTGATCTGAAGGACCTGATAAGGGATCTTCTCATCATCTTTATTAAACAGACCTATGCTTTTTACGAAAGAGTTAGCAGGGTACTGTTCTATCAAATATATCATGTCCTGTTTCAGATTGGTGATCTCAGGAGTACTGGTACCACCAAACCAGAACCGTGAATTAAACAGTTCTGAAAGGGTACTCCGTAACTTCTCTGCTTCACGTATTGTCGATGCATTCTTTATCTCAGCATTAGAGACTCTTATCTGTTTTTGTAAAGACTTATATTCAATCTGTTGATCCGATGTTAACTCCGTACCGTTTTTTAAGGTTGTATTTAAGACTTTCAATCTGGCTTTTAGGATACTACCTGCAGCAATAGCGTTATTGGTTAAAGTATTTGCCTCTTCGATGGAGATCGTCTTATCATTACTGATCTGATTACGCAGTTTCTGCATGACAAAATTCTGTAGTAAGATATCCGTAAACACCTCATTGTTTGTCAGAGCCTGTGAGAACAGACTCTTTAAGAAGGTAAAACTCTTCTGTCTGGAGAAGTGGATCTTCTCAGACTGGTCAAGCATATCATGTACGGTATGTTCCAGTACGTTAAATACTGATCCCAGTTGGTTGTCTATAGAAGTAGTGAAGATACTACTACTATTTAAAAACACTGAGTCATTGTGTCTGAGTTTTTCGAGAGCATCTGCCGTCTTGTCCAGTACTGCATAGTCAGGTTTCATAGACTTAAGCAAGGAGATCATTCTGTTAGCATCAAGCATACCCTGACTCAGTGTTATCTGTTTCAGATAAGATTGTAGTACTATATACTTCTGAGCATCGGCACTCATCTCTTTACCATTGAAAGACACCTCAAAACCTAGATCTTTCAGAGAAAGAGTATTACCCTCTCTACGTGACTTATCCAAAATAGCAGGGGTAGTATATTTTATCGAATATTGTGATCTGTCAAATTCTCCTGGTTTCTTAGGATCTAAGACTAATCCGGCGATTTCTTTAATCACCTTGTCTTTTAGTGACTTCTGATCTCCTGTACGGAAGTTTATCCTTTTCCTTATCGCGTCAGCAAACTGTACAACATATTGTCCTTCTTTCTTACCACCGTTTATCACATCTTGTACGGCATCTCTTAACTCAGGGATGAAGTTAAACATCACTGACATATCTTCCGGCATACCGATACTCATCATAGACAACATCACTGAGGCATTCACGTCGTTGATCTGTAGTACTGCGGGAATAGGTTCTTTTGCACCATCAGCAAACATACCAAGAGAACTCCCTACCATCTGAGAAGGTCTGGAAGCACCGTCTACGATTGCCTGTCCAAGTTTGTTAAACAGATAGGTCTTTCCGTCTTTGCCGGTTATCTCTATCTGCCATGCAGTGTTTTCAGGTTTGATTAATAATTTATAGGCACTTCCCAGGGCACAGAGTTTGTTTGCAGTAGCGGCAAAAGAAATACCCATCTTAGAAGAACTATTGGTGTTATTACTTAACACCACTCCGTCAATAGTGTACCTGTCAAATTTCTGTGCCACACTCTCAGGTGACTCTCCAATGATGTTCTTAGCTATTAAGCCAAAGACACTTGAGTCAGTACGTTCATTTTTATATAACCGGTTGAAGACATCTTCGTTACTAAGCATCCCCAGTCTTGCGTCAAGGTTCCTATTCTGATGTACGTCAGCAGGAACGACACTTGTCTCATCATAAGCGACTTTACTCGCTACTAAACCTTTCTCTGAGAGATCATCAATGATGGCTTTAAACTGAACATAACTCTTAAGATATGGCATCACGAACTGTTTCATCGTGGCGCGTTTCTCTTCTACGGTTTCTTTTAGGTCACGTCTCTCTTTACTGAGTTGACCCTGACTATTCCAGTCGGCCAAGTCACCTGATTCTTGTTCATCTAACCATTCGTTAGAGTCTCTGAGAGTAAAATAACTATCCGAGAGTTTATCTAACTGATCATTTAAAGCAGTGTACTCTGACAACCGAGTGTTTAACTCTTTGAAGTCGTCTAGGCCGTATATCTTCATGATACGGTCTACTTCGTCAGACTGTAACTCTTCGGGGTGAGTCTTGATCAGGTCCAGTAAGTCTTTGATCACGGGATTTATGTCGCTCTTATTTTTGCTATAATGACTATACAAATACTCAAGGTATTTCGCAGAAGACTGGTCTGTGATATATTTCGAATAGTCGCCATAGACATGCGCTTCACCAAAGATGTCAGAGTAACTGGCATATTCATGAGTATAGATACTGTCAATGTCAAGGTCGGACCCTGCAAGAAGATGCACCAGTTGTGGAACGATGATGGTGTTTCTATAAGAAGAGTCAATCCAGTCTACGATTTTGAGTGCGATCATAGAACGTTTGTCCTCAGTAGGGATACGTGTGGCAAAGAGTTTGTTCATCTTGTCCATATAGAGTTCACGTTCTGAGTCACTTTTAAACATTGGCATAGGAACGATAGCCTCTACAAAGTATGTCTTTACACTTTCGGTTACCTTCTTTCCTTTTACCATCGTTACTTCATCATGTGTTTCTACTGACACACCCGGATAACGAGTAGTATATTCTTCACCGGAATAAGCTGCAGGGTTTTTCTTGTACTCATACATCGGTACAACCTCACCGGTATTTTTGTTAACGATAAGTTTATACCCATAACTGGAAGCATGGATATATTTATTCCCTTTCACGTGTTCGTCAAAGACCGTCTTAGAGTAATGAGCAAAGAACTTAGCCTGGAACATGGCACGTATGATAGGGTTGTCTACATCAAAGACTGGATTCCCTTCGGTGTCTATCTCGAAGTACTTCATCGTATTACTGTCTGATCCACGGTCAGCCAAGGATTTACGGATACTATCCACAAACTCTCCTATGATCAGATTATGATTTTCATCACGATAAGTCTGCATCAGGTTGTCATACCGGGCCAGTGCGCTTTCAGATAAGGTACTCTTAAAGTCTTCAAAGTATTTAGATATCCTGTTGGCACGATTAACGATTGCACCTCTTTGTGCAGATGTAGCATGCTGCGTACCCAACTGTGAAATAAGCCAGTGGATATCGGCTGTAAGTAACATCTTAGCCTGTACAGAAGACTTAGCCTCTTCGTGTTGTCCCGACGTGACTACCTGTAGAAATTTATATCTCCCGTCGATAAGTTTCTTACTGCGATTTAGACTAATATATGATTTACCATCAGAACTACCCTGAAATGTAGTATCATTCTCTTGTGGAACAGTCTTTCTATCGTTGATATTGGTAGTCATGAAGGTCACAGTCTTACTGGCCTCTGTATCCATCAACATGTCTATGTTATGAAACTCCATAGAGTTCAAGATCATGTGATGCATCTCTCTGCCCTTTACAGGCATCCAGTAGTCGTGTATTACCTTATACAACTCTTTTACTTTGTCTTCTACATCAGCACGTTGTATGTCGTTAGCCTTAACATCTCTGTTTCTTAACTGTGTGTCTTTAAGAGACTGTCTCAGGTCATATATCTGACTGTACAAGTCATGTAGCATCTTCTGAAAAGCCTCTACATTCTCTTCTCTTATGGGTCTTCCTGTTACGGGGTCTATCAAAATACTAGAGTCAGAACGCAGATAGGTGTGTTCAGACATCTTCAGGTAATTTTCTTTAGAGGCTACTACAGTCTTGGCAGAGTTGATGACGATGTTAGAATTCTCTAATTGCCTTATCTCCCCCTCTGTGAGAGAACGATAGTTCATAGCCAGTAAGAGTTCACGATCTGCACCAGAGAGTTTACCCAGGTCATCTTCCAAATCTATCCTGTGCATCATACTGGCGATACTCTGTCCGTCAAATACTTTAACACCCGATGAAGTACCCTTCATAGCATCTACATATTCTTCCTTACTACTATAATGGTTTTGAAGTTCTTGTTCTGTATCATACTGACCCGACAGGATATCCGTGGAGTTCATATGAGTAAATAACGTATCCAAAAAAGCAGAAGTCACCATACGATTCATGTGTTCTCCTGCAGCCAGATTCTTCTTATTACGTTTGAAGTAATCTACTTCATTCTTGATACCCATTGCAGGATCACCGTCAAAGAGTTGATTGACAGTAATACCATTGATGTAGGTATTCATGAATGAGTCATACACGAAGTCTTCAACATTGTCGTAAGCATATTTATAAGCATCATCGACAGATTCTGCATTACGTAACAAGTCCATGACTCTGATACCTTGCTTGATCTGTTTAAAGTTATTCTCTTTGGAAAAGGTGACTACTTTATTACCGGCAGCATTGGTTTCGTTATGGTTGATGATACCGAAACTATTTAACTGGTCAAGATGTGCCTGAAAACTAGTCTCCATGTGATCATTCAACATGCCACGAAGTCCCGTCTTAGATACAGCTTCTGCAAATCCTATCTCACTACCGTCTTCGTGATTTGTCTCACCACGCGCAATAGCCAGCAAGTCCTCACGAACCTGACGAGTATTCTCTGACACGTCTTCATCTTTATAACCTGTCCCAAATACGTTGTTAAGCATCTGGAAGTTGTAGGCACGTAGACTCTTATCGTCAACGGTGATCTCATCACTTTTCTTTGAGTTATAACCTAGGACAAGAGTGTTACCATGTTCCGTGTTATAGTTTGCCAGTTTATTTTCTTTGTCTTTCCACTCTTTACGGATACGTTCAAATTCCTGCCATGCAAACTGTATGAGTTGATCTACTGCAGGTTTATGTTTTTGTGCACCTACCTGTCTCTCATATCTCTTATAGAAAGAGTCAATCAGATAATTTGTCTGAGAACCCTCTTGTTGACTCATGTTACGGGCAAACGTGATACTCTCTACATTGGCAGTACGTGCCTCATTGGTATCGGTGTTTTGAATACTCATCGTTCTGGAAGCGATCTTCCTGTTGGCAAACAGTCCCAGGGTTTGAATGTAGAGTTGTTTTGAACCCATGTGTTTGTACTCATCTGCACTCTGACGGGTACCGTCTTTCATCACCAGTAAACCACCATTTACATAAATCTGCATGTTCTGTACAAACAAACGCATCTGCATCTTCTCTACGTCACGGCCATTCTTAATCTCTTCAGAGGTAGTGGTAGTACTTAGTGCTTTGGCGATAAGAGGATTATGAGTATACCAATCCTGTAAGAAGTCGTCATAAAGTGTACTACTCTCCAGGGCTTTTCTAAGGTTTTTGTTGAAGTCCTGTACCATCATGATAAGTGGAGAGTACTTCGTATAACGATAGATAGGTTTACCTTCTGCATTGATGACCATCGAAGGAGCATCCATTGGGTCAAACTTAACAACGAAACCCATGGCACTCTTCAGAGAAGATCTCACGATCTCTGCATCCGGATTTAAAGGAGTCTTTTTCTTACCTTCAGCATACGAGAACAAGTCATTCCATTCTACACCTTCTGCCATCTTATCCAACACGTTATTCAGAGAACTGAAGAATGTCTTTGGAAGATACTGACCATTGGTGATGTTACTGGAATACATGTTCAAATCTTTAAAGATACCGGTGTCGGTGGATACATTATTCTCAACCCTGTCGATAGCCAGGATAGAGAACTTTATCAGAGAACGAGGTATCTGTAGTCCAATCTTCTGATATTTATCAAAGAGACTATCTACAAGAGTCTTTAACTCAGAAGGTGCTAATAATGTCGCAACCTCTGTGATCTGTTTACTCTTAGAAGAAGTGGTTATCTTGTTATGATCAGCTTTAATAGATGAGACTACGGCTTTAAATTCTTTCTTGGCTTTCTCAGAAGCCTTGACTTTGAGTATAGTGGCATTGATCATACTCTCGAAAGTACTCATGCGTTGTTTCACATCTCCTGAGACAAGTTTTTCTGTCACTGTAGACCTTACAGCTGACTCTACTTCATCATTCTCTATCTGTCCGGGTGATGCCCAGGTATTGATACTGTTTACAGACTGTAGTAATTCAATCTCAGCATTATGAAAAGTACTGATTAACTGTTTTACCAAAATGTTGTTATCGGAGTTGCTTATCACCTTATCCCCAGTCTCTGTTGTAACAGAGATAGAGTCTTCTATAGTCTTAAAGACAGCCTTTAACATATCAGATATATCGTGATGTCCATCGTCTTCAAACTGATCGGCAGCAGATTTTATGATAGAGTTGACTTGTCCGTTCTCAAAACTAAAGATCTCTTCGGGAGTACAGTTGGCTGTGATCTTCAACAATACGTTGAAGATGTTTACCCCATCGACCATGTGCGGGACTTTGATACCCAGTTCCGGATCTACCTGTTCGTATTTTATCACAGAGAGAAACCTGCGTACTTCATATCTAATTGTGTCTATGACATTGATATTTAAAGAAGTATTATCGTAGTTCTCCCCTAAAGGATTTTCATCGGTATCATTTTCATCAGAAGTATTCTCTACTCCATTGACTCTGTTGTCTTCTGTGATGGACTCGTCAGTATTAGTCTCACCGGTTTGATCGACATATTTCTTTTCTCGTCTAAGGTGTTTCAGTAACTCCTTAACCTGTTGAAACAATACTTCATTACTGTTTTTCAAGACAGTCGTGATCTCATCTTTGTTGTTAAGAGTAGTTGTATTTTCTACTACTTTGTTATCGTTTCTTTTGTTAGAGGTACCGTTATCATAGGTAGCCACGAAGTCTGAACCATTAACACCAAGGATGGCTGCAATATTTGCATAGGCACTGTCATATTTGGCACGTATCTTTTCCTGGAGTGCTTTGTCTGTGACCTGGTTCTTATTTATAAGACCATCTATACTAAAGTCACCCTTTGCCAGAGTATCACATATCGAGTCAAATTTCTCTCTGTCAGTTAACCTGGTGTTGATTCCATTTGTCACAACACCCGTATTACTGGCATGTAACATCTCGTCTACAATCCTATACGTTATATCTGCCTGATCCGCTATAGAGAGGTATTGTCTTACCGGAGTCACACCATATTCCTTCTCATATAACTTACCACGTGTTTCCAGTAATTGATATGCACGATCTCTGTTCTGGACATGTAATGCGTTGTCTTTATAAAAGCCACTGTCTATGCGATCATATAGTCTTGTAGGGTTATTCTTGAAAAGAGCAATAAACTTCTTGATGAGGTTGTATAGTTTCTTAAATATCCCTTTAGCGTCTTTGTTTTGCATATGGGACCGGAATCCTTCAGCCAGGATCTCTTCAGCCACGAGACTCTTTACCTGGTCATGAGATTTGTTTATTTTCCTCCTGCGAGCAAATTCCGTTAAAGCCTTATCTGTAAAGTGTGCAGCATATTTCTTATCCCCGATGATCTTATCGGTGTAGTACTTCTGCTGTTCAGTAGAGAGCATGTTTCCAAATACACCGTGAAAGGCTTCATGGAAAATAGTACCACCTGTGGCCAGTGTCTTATTCAGATAGATTACCTTACCTTCGATGAAACCCAGTACAGTACCGTCTACGTTGATCTTTGATAGTAGACTTGTTACATCTTCTTTAGACAAGTTAAACTGAGGTAGTTTATCTGCAAGCCAGGCACTCTCAGAAGCAAGTCTTTCTTCTGTATAAGGTTGTGAGTAACTGGTATTAAAGTTATCTTCTTGAAGGGACTCGAAACCACCTATCTCATCATCTTCATATACCACTTTGTCAGAAGCAACCTCTTGTAGTCCGTTAACTTGTGCTATCTTGGATACCCCTGCAGATGAGTCAGTGGAAATCTTGCGTTCAATATAAAGGTTGTTGTTCTCTATGACATTGGTGGTGAAGTCTGATGTATCTAAAGAATCAGCACCTAGTCGTAGTTTGTATTTTCCGGTTTTATTATCTGTGGCAGCAACGAGAAGGTTGGGCACATAACTCTTATAAGTAAGTTCCTTTACCACTGCTTCAACTAAAGAAGGATCAGGATGATTTTTCAGGAAGTCTGATAGTTTATTTTTGAAGTCATTACCAAATCTCTGAGCAAAATCTGAGGTACTGGCAAAAAATTCTTTGGGATATACTGCGGAGAATTTCTCAATAGCATCCGTCTTAGGGTCTTTGTTATATACTTTGATCTGTAGCGCCTTTTGGCCATTACTATCTGTTATAGATATCTGGATATGAAAAGCGTCTGACACTTCCGATCCTGTAGTCTTATGAAGCGGAGTAAACCACCATTTATCTTTAAATGTCTGAAGAAGGTTGTCTTGAGAAGTCTGATCCTTACCCTCCACATCGGTGAGTAAAGTAGTAACAGCATTGGCAAACCGGACATCTCTACTATCGGTATTTACCGTGAGAGGATGAAACTGTATAGTACTACCCGAGTAACGGATCATCACATAGTCGCCATTGGGAGGAACCTGAGAGAATTCGAAGGCAGCCTTGCGGGCTAATAGTCCTTTATCACTGTTGTCTTTACTAAAGATGGCCTCAAAGAGTTGCTGCTGAGTCAGAGGAAGACCGTTGTGCATGACACGTTGGTTGGGGCCTAGAGTATTGAGAACTTCCCATCTACTGGTTGTATTCAGGTTTTCATACTGTTCTAAACTGGAGACGACATTACCACTTTGTTTCTTCCTTAAAATGAAAGGAACGTTTATCTGTTGACTGGCATTCTCGATCACATCTCCTTTTTTATGATCGGCTTCGTCATTTTCATACAAGGATACTACTTTGTATTCCGGAGCTACTTCATCGTGTTTCTGGATATAGTCGTTAAGAAGTATCTCAGGACCTTTGTCACTTACCCGTGTGGCAACCGTGTTTATGTTGTAGTATTTCAGAAATAGTTCGGTGATATCTGCACTGGGATTGGTAAGGAGTAAGTCATTGACTTTCTTAGCGAATTCTTTATAGTACCTGTCGGCACTTATCAAAGAGTTAATGTCTGCGTCTGAGAGGAAGTTACTTCCATTACGGGTACGTAACCTAGCCAGGGACTTCAGCTTACTTATGTGATCCGGGTTAGAGAAATCAAAGGGAATAGTGTGATTGGTGTTATCTACGATAGTCAGGTTCTCATGAGTGTAGATACTAAACAGAGCATTTTCTCCTTTTACCTTACCTGCGATAGAGAAGCCATCACCCATCATCTGACGTGATACCCCCAACACTTCGGCATGTGTCTTGGTGTTTCTAAGTTTATCCTGTTGTTGTTGATTCTCAAAAGTCTCTCTGGTTCTGTTGGTAGGTTCTTTACCCTCACGGACAGCAGCGTTTTTTGCTCTGTTAACACGTTCATCGCCAATAGTACCTGATGTTATAGCAAAGATCTGTATCTTGCCGGCCATGTGTTCGGGTGTCAACCCTGCCAATAGACCGGTAGCATCTTTCTTGTCTTCTCCATGGGCGTCTTCGACACTGGTAGCGACAAACCGCAAACCACTCTTTATGGCAGACTGTGAGAAGATGTGTTCGGGACCGTGAGTCTTATCCACTAGTGGTAAAGACTTACGGGTTCTTAGTATCTCATCTTTCTTTATGATGTCTCCATCAAGAGTTTCATATTGACCACTATTGTATATTCCCTCTACAGTCTCCAGGTTTCGGGTTGTGATAAGAAGAGTATCCAGTCCTATCGCAGAATCCCGGAAAGGGACATACGTAGAATATGTAAGTAATTCGTTATTAAGATCGTCAATGGTACGAAGGACGAGTTCTATATTATTTGTTGCTCTCTCTGAGACGACCTTCTTAAGTGTCTCTACCAGATCAGTAAGTAATTTGACTTTTGCTTCTTCAGTAGGATGAGAGAAAGACTTTAGTATCTGTAGATCAGAGAAGATTTCTTTTATATCGTCAGTGAAGATGACCCCTGAAAGAGCATTGATGTGTGCCAGGATGTATTCCTGAGTCACCTGTTTCCCGGTACCACTTATCCCCATCAGTTTCGAGAACTGAGTGAGGAATTCTTTAGATTCTAAAGCATCCAGAGACAACACCTTATCGGCATTACCTTTCTGAAAACTCTCCGGAAATTGAGAGGATATATTGGAGAATATTTCAGCTACCTTAAGAAGGGCTATAGCTCTTGTTTGTTCTGTCCCTGTGATTTTAAAGATGACCTTTGCAACGTTATCGTAGTTGTTAAACCTGTTACGGTCATGTTGGTATAACTTATCTATGATGGGTAAGAACTCGGACGAATTTACACTACAACTCATAAGTGAAATATTGGTTACTTTTTGCAGGTGAACGCTGCCTGTAACAATGAAGCTATGTCAGCATTCATGTCATCAGATAAGTCGTCCTCTGTTATTAAGTTACCAAAATTTTCTGACTTTTCCTGCATAGTCTCTGTGTTTTTTATAAGATTCCCAAAATGTTCTACTATTTGGGTACTTGTAAGGTCAAAGGTTTCAGGTTCTATAGTCATTGTAGGTTCTTTGGGTTGATTCTCTATTTCCATGGTCACATTCTCTGGTTGAGAAAATAGATCAGGTTGTTCACCGTTTATCTCGGCAAGGAAATTCTTTAATACTTTCTTGTAACTTGCTGTCTTAGTGTATTGCTCTAGTGTATCGACTTTGGTTTTTGTGTTTTTATTAATATTGTAATCTATCTGAGCAAACCGTACTCTCATACGAAACTCACTATACAGGTTTAAGGGAATACCTTTATCTTTAAACATCTTGAGTGCCGACTGAGTAAAATCCACGTTATCATTAAAGGCTTGTGCAATGTCATCAGCACGTTTTTTATCCTTATTAGTCAGTATCTCTGTTCCATTTTCATCTCTGACAGTATATACCCCGTTCTCAGAGGTGACCTTAAACAAAGTGGCAGGTTTCTCCTCTGTAACAACCTCTGGTACTACTTCATGTTCGATGGGTTCTCCCTGTAACAGGTCATGTAAGTCTTGGACATTCATAGTCTTTACAGAATCCGGAGTCCACAATTTCACTTCATCAGATATCTCAGGACTCAATGTCTGTAAGTTATTGGTCATCCAGTTGGCAAACGTATCGAAGATCATACTGAAATTATCAGTAGTGCTTTCTCTTTGAGCCATTAAGGAAATAGCCAGTGCCATTACTTCCATCTTCAGATTAGGAGATCTGTCATGTGACCATCTATCAACATATTGTTGTATGATACTTCCTTCCGGATCATTCTTGATATCTTCATAGATGCTGTTAAACAATACCTCATTGTTATTAAGTAGTTCTTTGACAAAGACATGTGGAAAAACACGTAAGAGAGTCATTCCGGGAATCAAGGTGCCTTTTTTAATGATGATTTTACCCTCTTTATCAAAGGTGGCTATCATCTTTGTCTCGTGTTTTACCAACTCTTCTTCTTCCCTTGTCGTGTCTTTGGTTTTAAGAGTACTAAATACCTCACGTCTATCTGACATGATCTTATCAAACTCTTCTGGTTCAAGGGTCTTTATCGTCATCCCGGGAAGAAGTACACCAAGGACATCCGTGATCGCTTTTTGGTCACGATCACGAGTCTCTTGGGATTTGCCATAGGTATCTAGCAGCCTTTTGGCTTGGGCATCGGCTTGGGCTTGTTCTTCTTTTGTTTTCTCATCTTGCGATAGATTAGTATTAAGAGGATTTTGTTCGGGTGTGTTCTTTAAAGTTTCGAGTTTATTCTTGTAGTCGTCATTGATATCGTCATATACCTTCTGAATCTTGTTCAGTTCTGTCTTAAAGTCTTCAGATATCTTCTCCTTTACCATGTCTGTGAAGGTGAGAGAATTTTCAAGGGTTTTATCCCCGGCAGGAATTATGACAGGTTCATATCTGTTAGTAGTCTTGTTTAGTACAACTTGCCATGTGTACCCTTTCCATAGGGTAGGGTTTTGAGTGGCATCTATAATAGCCTTTCTGTTACGAGAGTCTAGTGCATGTTGCGCGTCCAGTTCTGCTTTTTTTGCTGCAAACTCTTCTGACTTACGCCATTGTAGGACGTTAAGGGGTTGTACGGTAGTCCCAAGTGTATCTTGTTGGACTTCATCAGCAGTCTTACCCTGTAAAATACTGGCTTTTGTAATAGAAGTAGCATCAAAGGCATCAAAGGGTTCTTGAGGTACTTCTACGGGAATTACTTTTGTAGGTTCTACTACCGGTTCGGTGACTTTGGGTTCCTTACCTAGTTCCTTATCTGTTAACGCCGTAATTTTTTCCTCTAATGAAGTAACCAGAGTAAGAGCATAATTGTGCATCTCCACTCCTTCAGTGTTACTTGTGAGTAAAGCATGCAGTTTTACAAATTCAGTAGAAGTAGTGATAAAGTTATAGACTCTGGCCCTGGCTTCATCTACCTTCTGAAGTATGTCATTATGGAAATCACTTTTCTCTTCTTCAGTGAGTTTCTCGTCGTTTAACTCATTCACACTTTGTAACATGAGTCTCAGATACAGTTCATCACTAAATGATCGTAAGATGTTTCCTGTCATTTGACCCAGTGAAGAACTGAGACTGGCCCTGAAATATCCATCGGCCATTCTCATATGAACCTTGAGGAAGTAGTCCGGATTAGAAAGCATCTCTACCGTATTCAAATGTTTCTTTGAGTCGTTACTTAAACGCATGTAGTCTACCACTTTACCGAAGTTCTCAGCAGAGATACTTCCAGGGATAGTCGTAGTCAGTCCGGCTTGTTTATTTTTCAGGTTAAGGATCTTGGTAAATAAATTAGCTACATCTTTATGATGCAAACCTTTTTCCAGTTCTGCATCGGTGATAGTCTTATTCGCTATTTTCTTTTTATCTGCCTTACCTACGTATACCCAGTCAGGTTGTCTCTCTTCACCTTTGGTGTTCTGCTCCATGACACCGGCATTCGTGTTATGCCACAGACTAATCCAGGTCTGAAGTGCTTCACGTTCTTGTTCTTTTCCTTTACGTTGTTCTATTAGTTGTTTCTTTGTCTCAGGGTCAGTAGTGTTATTGATCATAGTAGTCAGGTTACTGATTTCACTTTGTGCCTGACCTCTTTCAGCTTCAGTAACATGGACGTCAGTGAGTACCCGCATCGCATAATCACTACTTGCACCTAACTCTTTGACAGATACTATTTCTCCCATCAGTTTCTTAGCACGTTCCCCAGTCATGTTCCCTTTGATATGACTCATAGCCATGATGTCAATAGCATCATACAAGGTCTGTTGTGCTATCTTACTACGCATGAAGTCAGTACTGTCTTTAGGAAAGATATAGGGGTCTATGGTAGGACCGTATTTTCGTACCAATGCTTGATGTGTGTCTGAATAAGTCTCTACGTCCTCGGCTATTTTTTTGGTGAAGTTCTTTACTGTCTTATAGTCTGTCTTGGTGACATCTATTCCGGTAGCTTCTTTAAACTGGTCGTTGGTGAAGGTCTCTCCGGTTTGTTCTACGATGTTTTTAAAGGCATCAATAGAGTTAGATCGCATGGCATCTCTTACTGATTCAAGAAAACTATCTTCTTTAGCATTATTGAATTGGTACGGATTACCTTGCTTTGCAGCTTCGGTCATGTCAACAGAGTTCTGTACCTGAGCGTTCATGTTACGGATATGTTCTGAAACGATACCACGTGCGTTGACAGCGAAGTTATTCTTTCGATCAATCATACTGGTAAACTCTTCTTTGTCATGTCTCTCTGCTTCCTGAGTCCCGGAAATAGTAGTGTTTACTTTTCCCATGATGTGTCCGAAGATGTGAGAAGGACCTGCTACCAGTCCACCTGTGAACGCTCCCATCAGGAATGTCTCCAGACCCATTTTACTATTCTGTTCTCCTGTAGCTTTAGCCATAGAGTCAGCTAGGTTAGCCGGTGCATTGAAATAGACTTTCTTATAGTAGTCTTCGGCACCAGACTGTACTATGTTCTGAAGTAACTCTTGTACACCTTCTGTAAACTCGAACTTAGTGGCTGTCTTAAACATCGACTTCCCCACTTCTTGCAAGGCTACTTTCTTACCGAACTTGTCAGCGATCTGACCCGCTATACCTGGTACTCCCCAAAAACCTTTTGCGAAGTGACCTGTTGTCATACCGGCACGCTGTACAATATGTTCAAGACTCTCGGCTGCTTCATCCATGACCATCTCACGGACAATTTTATTGGTAGGGACGAACTTGCTAAACATGTTACCAAACTGTATCTTATTCATGGTGAGTAACATGCCCACGTTAACATTAAAATCCAATGAAGAGGCTTTCATAGAAGCCTCTCTTATCTTAGCCATATCTTCTACATCAGCAGCTCGTCCATTCTGATCTTCAAAGTCTTTAACTAAAGCACTATGCGTTTCACCATAGGCAGTCACTCCTTCAAAGGCAGCTTCCGAGACAGCAAGTGTCATCTCCTGAAGGCCGCGACGGAATCCACCAAAGCCTATGTTTGCAATCTGCATGGCACTTGCGCCAGCCTCCCCTGCTCTGGCCATCTCTCTCCCGGATTGAAGTAAGTCTCCGGCGACAGGGATCTGTTCTGCTCCCGCTAATATTTTATTCCAAAGACCTTCAGCTTTACTTATCTCTGAGAGATTAAGACCTATAGCACGCTGTGTGTCCGCCACTGTCTTTCTGGCGAAGTCATTGAGTCTACTTAACTTGGAAGCATCTTTCGCCATATCTGCAGCATTCACTCCCGTTTTAGCAGCTTGGTCTGCGGCAACCTGTTCTACAGTCTTTGCAGCATCCTCAGTGGCTACCTTACCCGCAGTCTCAGCAGCAGTCTCTACGCCACTCTTTGCTACTTGTTCGGCAGCAATCTCTGCAGCAGTCTTTGTGCCTACTTTTGCGGCCACACTAGCGCCTTTCGATAGGGCAGAGACACCTTCACCTATGCCCAGGGTGACTACTGTCTCTAGTGCCATCTCAGCCATCGTACCCAAAGAGAAACCGGCATTGGCAACGAAGTCTTTGGCGAAACGTTTGTTAAAGAAGGCGTCGTCTTGTTCCTTTGTCTGAAAGACGTTGGTTTTATTTGCGTTGTCAAGATCACTATAGTATTGTTTCATCCTGTCATCTTCCTCCATGTTGATGCCATAGGCACCCATAGTGGCGATGGATCGTAAGAGTCTCCCAGTAGAGTAAGCTCCTTGCATGAAAGAGTTGGTGAACTTATACCCAAAGTCTTGAAAGGTCTTGTCTATGACTCTTCCCCAGGTGTCTGCTTTAGCAAACCTATCATTGTTACCTGGATCATTCGGGTCGAACCCTTCAGGAGTGTAGTTTTTCTGACTGGTGTATGAAGCTATGTTATCGGCATTAAAAGGTTTCTTGCCAGAACTGGCTGCATCTACTTGACTTAGACTTTTTTGTGTGTCTTCTCTGAAAGCAGTGAAGGCATCAGCTAAAGGATCTGCCTGATAGGATGAATGTTTTACCGGAGGTATATCCGGAGGAGTCTGAGAACTATCAGAAGACGATGGAGTATCCGGTATTGACGAATTATCCGAAGGAGTATTAAATAAATCTGAGAAACCTAAGTCATCAGCCATAAAACAAGTATTTTAGTAGGATTATCTTATTGATTATTAGCAACTCTATCGTGTAGTGCCGTTAATTTTTGTTCAAGTTCACGTAAGGTATCTCTGTTAATATTGGTAATCGCAAATGACTCTTCCCCCGGAACATCTTTTCCGTTTTTATTTCTATAGGTATAGTTTATGGTCATTCCAGATCCTCCTATACTTCTTGATATAGAACCACGAAGTCCCATTGCATCATTCCATTCTTTAGGAAAAGAGACATCGGCATTAGGATTATGTACAAAAGGTTCCAACATGTTTAGACTGTGAGGAGCAAAGGTGTTTTTCTGAATAATACCTTTCATGTCAGGTGCTATAGTCTGCATCTTATCATAAGGCATCGTCACTGTTACCACCTGTTGTGATAACTTTTTATTTACAGAGAGTTTTCCAAAAGACTTACTTCGGGGATCCATCTTGAAAGTTGCTGTTATAGAGTTTGTAGTAGGGTTAAAACTCATTGTAGCGTTGTTACCATATAATTCAGCAAGAGCTTCGGGGTTAAGGTCCTGATAACTGAGAACATTACTCTTACCATCTACGGTCATAGTGGTGTGATTATTACCATTTAGCATTTCTCTCATCTGACTACCCGAGATGTTACTTTTAGAAACAACATCACCTGATTGTGACGTCTGATCCTGATAGGTCTGAGAAGATAAGATATTCATCTGTTTCTTTTGATCAGTAGAGAGTTCTGATGTTAAAGAATAAGTCTTCTTACCATCTATAGTCCCTGCGTATGACACCTGATCAGATTTAATGATACCACTCTCCAAGGCACTTCCGATAACACGTTGCTGATCAGAAAAAGCTGCATAGTTCTCATTCATGGCACCTTTTATGGCAGCTATTTTGTTGTAGTAGTCCTTTGACATAGGACCAGAGACACCACCGGGTAGTCTCTTCTGCATATCGTTATAGTGGTGAAGCATGGCTAAAGAAATACCATATAGGGTCATAGAGGCCATCTCTTTACTCTGAGGTATTTCTGACTTATTACCACTATTGATGTTCTTGTTTAACTCTTCCAATAAGGTCATGTCATTTGCCGTATATTTTACGGTCTCTCCATTGGCATGACTGTTGAGTTTGTTAATCAAAGAATTATAATGACCAGCTGTATTAGGAAATACTGCGTTAGCGATACCTCCTGGATTAATAATCTTACCCGAAGAGTCTTTAGTCTGAGACTCCCAGGTATTAGATACTACATCACTACGAGAACTTTTCTGAAGATTCTCCGTCACATCATTAGCATACAACCGCTGTGTAGGTGTATTGATACCTGTAACCGTATTTGAGGGTCCTTTATCTTTACCTTCTACACGAAGCGTTTCGAGATCATACTGATGCTTTGTGAAGTCACGTTTGTCATCAATAGCAGCCTGTTGATTCATCTTTCTGGACTCTATGCCGGCAGAGATATTGAGACGTTGTATCTGATATTGGTTCTCTATTTTCTTTAATCCATACTCATCGTCTTTGATATCGGTACTGGCTGTGTCCATGGCACGATTTGTCCCCCATGCAGAGGCTGTACTTTTCTTAACCTGTTCAAAAAGTCTGGAAGGAATATTTAGTCCAAACACTTGTGAAGGAGTGTTTATATTTGTGACAGTCTGAGTCTTTAACTTGGCTAGATAGTCACCATACAGACCTAACTGTGTAGTATAGGCGTCATGCGCCTGTTGTATAGATACTTTATCTTTCGGTATTCCATTATGATAATTTTTCATAAGGGCAGCATCGGCAGTAGTGAGACTGGTGATTTCTTTCTGCGTATTGGCTACTTCGTTTAATGTCTCGTCGATGGTACTTTTCTTTTCATTATCACCTAGACTAGTTATAGCCTGATCACGAGAGAGCCCTGTTTCCATAACACCTCTGATCATCTTTTCAGACCTCACATCTGCCATGACCTGAAATTGCTTATCAAAACGAGTACCCATAGCATTAGCAGCCCAACTACTAAATGCAGGGACAGCCAGTTTACCATTAGTTTGTTTTAAGATATACATTCCATTACTGGAAGAATTCTCAATCTTAAGACCATCGGCATTAGCTGCTTTATCCAGATAGGCATGTACATCTTCAAAGGGAACAAATTCATGAGGACTTACTCTTAAGATAGACCTGTCACCACGTTTTGCATCCCGCATCTGTGCCCTACCCATCTGAATATACTCCTGTGAGACAGGACTAGCCAAGGCACGTTTGTCGGCATCAGGACTGGAAGCATAACTGTCATATTCCTGTTGTGCCTGGTCATGTGCTTTGGTCACCTGCATGTCACGCATCATCTCTTTGTCTTGTAACAGAGGATTGAACATATCGTGAGCATATTGTACGTTCTCAGACCGGGAGAGATCCATAGTGCTTAAAGACTTCAAGTCACCGTTGATCTTGTTAAAGGCACCCTTTCTGAATTCAGCATTGCCGGTGTTCTCGATACGGGAATTGAGAAGCGAACTATTCAGAGAGTTCATGGCTTCAAAACCACGATCATACTGATTCTGTCTATTACTTAAAGCCTTAGATAGAAAAGAGTAATCAGGAGAGAACTCTGGTTGATTGGGGAAATTATCTGTGATGCCTGGTTGATATGTTGCCATGATTAGTCTCCATTATTTATTAGTCCTCTTGCGAACATCGCTCTCATTGTCTCTGGATCTTGCATATCCTTGGTAACACCTTGATTTTTTAGCACTCCCAAACCAAAGTTTATCAGTCCTTTACTTATATCATCTGTAGTAGCTCCTTGTTCTCTCCACATCTTTGTCAAAATAGGATTCATGTTTTTGATATAAGCATAAGGATCTCCTCCTTGTGAACCAGACGATTCATATGAATTTCCCATGATTTTACCTTTACCAGTAAATCCAATCTCGCCAGTCATCCTGTCTACATTGATCTGAGGGGTAACAGACTCTAACCAATCGGTCTTCATCTTGTTGTTTACACCATCCATCCAGTTCTTTAGGTTACGATTTTTAAGTGTCTCCTGTGCATTATCGGTCTGTTGGTTAAGTACGGCCATCTCATCATCGTATCGTTTACGCAACTCCACATTACGAGAAGTACCCTGTTCAGAGAGTTGTGCATTAGTTCCATTTACCTGATTGACGATGCCTACATTGGCATTTTCTACACTGGCAATGTCGTTACTTACCTGAGAAGCCGTCTGTCCTGCCACTGCGGAGAGAGTACCACGTGCGGCCTGGCCATCATAACCATTCATTACGGCATCAGTCTCTTTGTTGTATTGTTCTTGCTGTGCAGCTATTCGCCTTGAAGGGTCAAGTAATGAATAATCTTCTTGTGTGATAGGAAGTTGATAAAGAGAAGGTTCGTACTTGTGAACTCTGTCGGTAAGACCTACAGCAGTCTTGGCCACATCTTGTGCCCACCATCCACCACCATGAATATTATCATTCTGCACCGGTGCAACACTCTTTGGTTCTACTACAGTTTTATCTACGGTAGGAGTTACAGTGTCCTTTATAGGAACTACCGGTACATCACCTGGTTTATTAAAACTAGGTGCTGCATAAGTGTACTGTCCAAACTTGCCATCATGAGCGTATGCCGAATGAACATCCCCTGTAAAATACTTTTTACCGGTTACTGCTTGAGCCCTGGCATCTATTTTATCCTGAAACCAATTAGTAGCATTACCGGATGTTGAAGGATTTTTTATGTCTTTTATAAAGGCATTGATACCTATACCGGAAGCAGATTTATATTCTTTATTGATCCAGTCCCCATGACGACGGGCAAAGTCTCCAAAATTAAGAGTGTTCTTGTCAGAGGTATAATAACCAGTTCCATTCTGATGTTGATCTCCAAAGGTCTTAAAGTCAGAAGTGGTATTCATATCAGTATACCCTGCTTCTTTTTGTTTCCTAAGATACTCCTGACTATCAGGATTTCCCGTTTGAGTAAACGGTCCACCACCAGCAAATTCTTGTATATCACCTCCTAATTCTTTTTGTCCCACGACTATATATTTATTATAGTCTTCATTATCTACAGGTTGGGTAGTAGAAGGAGTAACAGTAGTATTCTGCGCATTTACAGTGACAGGACGTGATTGAGTATTTTGTTGACCAGATACGGATTGTTTCTGTTGTACTGGTGCACTTGTACCATATTTTTCGGTATCATTAATCCAAGAAGTATGAAAAGTACCATTAGGATCACCATCTCTCATGGTTTTAATATTCTTTGGATCTAATTGACTTTTCTTACCTGTAGAATCACTAACCAATATTTGACCTGTGTTATCATAGTTTGTAGATAACACTAAATATTTCTGATCAGCATATGTCAGTTTATCTTTTGGTTTTAAAGTCATATCAGAAATCCTAATAGGTTGTTCCGAAGGATTATATGTAGTATAATTTACTGCTTCCTTACCTGGAGCTGCCTGATCTCCAACTAAACCATAACCTGATCTGGCTGGAATGTATGCCCTTTCTTCTTTCCTTGATACACTTTTATTGTTTAACAAACTATTCCATTCATCTACAGTAAAACTATTATGGTCAGAGGTTTCGATAATACTTTTGTTTCCATTTATCAAACCTAGTTTGTTTATTCTTGAAATAGTTACAGGTTTTCCGTTAGCGTAGATAACTGTTCCAACTGAAGGAAATGGAGACTTTCCTTGAGAACTTCCTACTTGTGTAGGACTCTGTGGAGTACCTGTTTGATTTATCTTACCTGTAGGAGGATCATTGGGATTGCCACCTTCTCCAAATTTAATGAGTCCTCCGAGTGCAGCCTGTTCCATGTCATCAGGAGAGGCCGACTGTGCAATGGCAGGAGTACCATTAGGATATCCCTTCATGCTTTCTTGATAGTCAGCCAGTTCGGCAAGTTTCTTCGTGTTGTTATCGAGCATCAACTGAGCCGTGCGTTTTGCTATCGGGTCAGCATTAGGGTCTTTTAATATCTCTATGTGTGAGTTGATGTCATATTGTTTTGCGAGTTCTGCTGGAGTGAGTCCTTTTTTAGAGGTTCCTTTACCGAAATGTTCTAGTACCGCTTTGTCTGTGATCAAAAGGTTATTAGGTCCTTTCTCTTTATCAGAGAAAATAAAAGATCCTTTTGGAGCTGCAAGTGGAGTACCACCTTGAGCGTGTTTCTCTCCACCGATAGAGAAGTGATCCATATAGCCGTCATTGTTGTAGTCGCCTATGATAGACTCCCCTTTCTCTGCTTCTATGGTAGCCTGATCACGGGGGACTGCACTAATGCTTTGTCCCACGTTTCCAGTGTCTTGAGTATCTGGTCTAGTACTCTTGTTATATAAAGAGTAGCCGTTCTGACTACCAAAAGAGGGTGCTGCTTTTTTAATACGTACCTTCATAACTTTCTAAAGGTTAAATGTTACAAGTCTATAGTTATAGAGTTTCCCCTACTTAAATTTACAAAATTTATTTGATATTACCTACAGATAATCAACTTCTCCACCTGCTTGGAGAAACTGTTTGAGTTCTCCATCATTCATCTCATACTCGCCACCGTCTTTATATTGGAAGTTGTTACCTGAATTCTGTGCATACGTCATCTTACCCGGTTGGAAGTTTTGTCCCTGACCACGGTTGGTAGTATAGTCACCATACGGGTTTTCATTGATAGGATACTGATCATAGGTAACATCGGTGTTACCGTTACGTTGCATCATGTCGTTGTAGGCCTGTTCGTTATTATGATCCCCTTTGATCTTACCCAATATTCCTATTCCACCAATGATCTCATTTGCCATTAAGGTACCATCTTGTGGTAGTCCTGATGATTTCTCTATAGAAGGAGATAACTTTGGATCCACTGGAAGACCTATTGCCTTTGCAGCGATACGGTTTAGATCAGTTACTGGTTTTGCATAAGGATTGTTGAGATTGTTGACCGGCATCTTCAAACCTTGTTTCACCGTCATCGGTTGCAGTCTCTTTTCCAGATAAGGATCAAAAGTAGAAGGTTGACCAAACTGATACGGTTTCTTCTCAGAGTGATCCAGTAGACCATCTGTTAAATACCATGGTAGTTGACTATCATCAAAAAAATTATTCATTATCTAGGACTTTGTAATTGTTTCGTAACAAACATTTTCAGTAACATCTTAACGTTGTTACTGACTGTCTTCCTGAGCCATACAAAGTTCGTATAGTGACGGAACTTCTTACGCTGCGAGACAGGTTTCTTATAGTTGATGAATCTAGGGTTGATCGTCTTAGTGTATCCGTTCTCATCTGTGTTCCACATCGGGAAAGTATTGGGGACGAACTCACCATAGTTCTCAGAGATGTCATCGAACTGATTGAAGCGATACTTTTCCTCTTCTAAAGAATACAGGATGTCTGTCCCGTTGACGTCAGAGGATTTAGTCAGCATCTTACCTGGTAAATTTTTAGGCTTACAGGATAGTCTGAGAACACCTGAGTTCTGTATAGTGTTATAGATGATACTCCTATCAAAATTATAGTCAGGCACGATCATCTTATCGCGACCTTCGTTTTTGTAGATGAAGTTCTCAAGCATGTATTCCACACTTCTCAGTGTGTTGATGTCTAGTCCTGTCCCTGAAGGTATCTCTACCTCGAAAGGATAGTCTTTACCATAGAAGTTACAGAACAAGTCTGTACGGACATTGTGTCTCCACAGTTTGTTGTCTTTGATCGTGATGAAGTGTGCAGGTGAATGCATCACCAGTCCCGGAACCCAGTCATGATATGCCAGCCACATAGAACTCTTTGCATCGTAACTTACGGTCCAACTACAGTCTTGGAAATAAACAGGATCTCCCAGTTCTACTTTCAGGTTATCATGATGAACCGTGATAGGTTTAGGATGAAAAGTGGTGATGATAGGATCTTGTGGAACATAGGTGATAATAGGATCCTGTGGTGTAACCACGACAATGGGATCTTGCGGGATATAAATAGTTACAGGATCACCTTGATCTATAGTAACAATAGGAGCATCACTTTGGACACGTGAACAGGAAGGAGCAGTACAGTCAGCATTTACCGACTGCGTATATCCTGTAGGACAGGTGTATTCTGTAACCCCTATCTCTGTCTGGCCACGGGTAGTAAACAACACTGTGAGATCTGCATAAGAAGTAGCTGCAGCAATCTCCAAGGCTGTGTTGTCATATATCTCGGCTGCAAAACAAGCCACAAGTCCCTCATTGTAACCCTCTACTTTTAACAGGTGTGACCCTGCAGAGAGTAGTACCGGATAGATGTGAAGCATCTTAAAGGTGATCGTGGTATCAGAAGAGGAGTGATTGGCTTGCATAGCCAGAGAATCAGAGCTAAACAGTAAACTACCATCCAAGGTGACACGAAATCTATTATCTGCTGCCAGAGCTATATATACCGTTTTCTCTTCGGCCAAACAGATAGAGGTAGTAAAACCTATCCATGTTAGGTCAGGGGCATCTACACCCCATATTGAGAGACGATTAACAGGTCCATTATCTTCTCCACTTTTCCAAAAGAGATTCGTAGGATTGATCATCACATAATCACCAGTTCCGTTTGACAGATACGTGTTATAGATAGCAGTACCGTAAGTTCCGTAAGCGGAAAATTTAACAGCCATCACAGTAGTTTTGGTGGCCTCGGACGTAGGATCAGAATACATTGTCTTTACACACATGTCATCCTTCAACTCGTAACCTGAATTACATGAGAGTACATTAAAGGGATTTGGGTAAGTAATCTCTTCTATTGGAGGTACTTCTATGGTAGTAATAACATCAGCAACCGGGGTAACAACCTTCTTATTGGGACGAGTTACTTTGGTAATGATATCTGCAGGTTGTATGATAGTGTCAGGATCAGACGTCTTGATATAGAACCCGATCTCAGGGTCATAGAGAACACCAGGTTTAACCTTGAAGTCACGTTTGGAGAAATATACAATATCATATGTAGGATCGTATACCGTCTGACAACCAACACCCATGACAGGATTATCGGGATATTTGTAGTCCGGGAACTGAGTAAGTAACCTACTGGGTAGATACTTCTCAAACCAGTACTTCATACCCTGTTCACTGATGTCTTTGAAACCACCTTGAAACTGAAATATCTTCTTATTCTCCTGAGAGATGTAGAATAGACCCATAGGAGTATTGACGGCACTAAACTTACTCTGACAACTGCCTACATGAAATTCTTCTTCGGCATTAGAGAGTGACTGCAGGGACTGTTGAAAGAGTCCACCGTCACCGATAGTGATCTTGGTACCTGCATCTGTCTTTAAGGTATCATTGCCTATGAAAGACATAGGGTCTTCTTTCTCAAATAAGATGATAGCGCCACCACTGGGTAAGGACTTCATAGAAGTAACTATCCCTTTGAAGTCAAAGTAGTTATTAGCCAGGTAAATCTTCCAGTTGTCTTTACGCAGTCCGGCCACCTGTCTAAGTGAGTACACGGCACGTGTAGGAAAATACGACTGAAACGACTTAGGGTCGGCAGGGTCGAAATATTTAGGAAGTGGTGTGGCGAAAGAGATGTAGTTACTAAAGAGTTTACTGATACTCAGACTCTCGTCATATTTACAGTAGTTTCCTCTGGTGATTAGGTCACTGCGAAACATCATAGAGATGTCTCTGTTGTTATCTGCATAGTGTTTCTGATACTGTTCCAGACCCTGCTCACGGAAAGCCAGGTTCATGTCACTCTCGACAAAGAAATCCCGTACCCCGTTACAGGTAAGGTAGAAGTAAGCATTCTTGACAAAGAAGAGTCCCGAGTTGCTACCCCTGTCAAAGTGATGCATGTTGGCAGGACTGTTGATAGAGATAGGACTCTTAAGAGAGAACTTTAGTTTTATACTCAGATCTCCCATGTCGAACTTGTCTAAGTCCGCCCAGTATCTAGGGTATGGACCGTTGATATAGTTCTTGTAGTTGAACTCTGTGTCGTCTACCTCTCCCGAAAGCCATGTGTTAAAGAACATATAAGGGTTCTTCTCGGTATAACGGTTGATGTAAACGTCACCACCAAAGAGAGTTCCAGTAGAATATAGTTTCGTGTCGGGGTTGGTAGGAAATACCTTTGGAGAAACCGGTATCTGAATGATGTTATCCAGTTGTCCATACTGATTTGCATATGCCAGTTTCAAAGCGCCATAGTAGGCGCTGGTCTGAGTGATGACTTCGTTGTGAGTAGGTTCAGCATAGTTGCCCATGTCAGCCAGTCTCACACGAGAGTTGTCTTGCGTGTCGGGTTCTACGATGTCACCATCTACGTGAAGAGCAACATATTCCCCTCTGAAAAGGTTGTTGACCCGGTAGTCACCGTCAAAATCCTGTAGGAAAGAGTTGATGTATTTCCCTGTCTTCACTGTCCTGCGGGTATTGTCTTGTGTTACGGGAGAGAAGTATTTATAGAAACCATGAGCATTGTACTGCAGGGCATATTGCCTAAGAGGCCCGAAAGAATAGATCGTGTCCAGAGTAGTACTTAATCCCAATGCTCCGTAGTAGACAGCACCAGCAGCAGCCATAGCGATACCGGCTAAAGTAGTCATAGGTGTTTGAACGATAGCATTTATAGTATCACCTATAGCTGAGGCTGTTCCCGCTTCTCTCGAAGAAGATGAAGTCTTATCAGCTCCCGCAAAAATGATACTCGCTTTAGCTGTGTATGAACCTGTTGTAGTAGTCTTCCCAATGGCCGAAATGATCGCTACTCCTGTTCCGATAACACAAGCAAACACGAAACTAGTGTCTGTGATAACACGGTGCTTCGGATGCTTGTATGGGAACTCGAACTTACCTACTACCTCACCTATTTCTTCTGTATAAAGTTTCACACTACAAGCAGAGAGATATGGCTTCTTAAAGGTCGTATCAGGAGAGTGAAAAGAGTAGTAGTCTTTCTTATACATCTCAGGTGCTTCGTCTTCATTACCGTTACCGTCACCACCCCTGGATAAAGTATTTCTCAGGAGTTTATTTGGTCTAAGGTCATTAAAGGGGAAGTTCTGATAAAGTCCTTTACGTCCTGTTTTCGTAGTAGTTAAAGAGTCAGAACCTGTTGTGACAAGATTAGATACTTCTTGTGCGGTCCGCTCGGTAGGATTTTCTGTGCCAGTATTCTTTGTTGCAGCACTCTGTAAGCTGGCATCAAGTTCTTTGGTGAAGTCATAAGGATCTGCGATAGAACCGTCTTCGTTATGGTCTATAATGTCATATTCCCAAAGGTTGTTAAACATACCCTTTGCGATGATAGACTTGTTTCCCTCACGTGAACCACGTAGTATCTCATAGCCTATGATATCTTTTCGAGGGTCACCGTTCTGATCAAGAGGGTGAGTGATACCTGAGAATTCTACACCCAATATAATGATGTTATTACCACCCTGATCGTGAATATGTGTCATGGCGTTATCCGGAAATTTATGATGACGGATATTTTTACCACAGTTCTCTCCCCATATCAGAGGTTCATCATCCGGGTATCTCTCACTCGATTCCCAATAGGACATATTCCCTCTTGCGATAATCGTACCTCCGTCATCTAAAAGTCCGTTGGCCGAGACTCTAGTAGCGGTGTTGTAAGACTGCCACTGTTTGTTTTCATCAGGCAACACGTCTTTTCCGTATACATGAGAGAGATCGCTCCCTACAGCCTTTCTACCTGTTATATGAAATGAGGCACTTACCTGCGCCGTATTGTGAATCCACTTTATAGAGAATGCGTATACTTCATCGCGCATATAGGAAGGATTATTTCCTCCATTGACATAGTAGTCTTGAGGGTAACTCACGGCCACCCATTTTGCCGTGATCTTATTGGCTTGTGGCTGGTAGTTAAAGTCGGGATGAGAGGTGACACCGGTACGGATAAGATACCCGTTGATGTTATAGATACCGTCACTCTTAGGATATACACTCGAAGCCACAAAGATCTGTTCCAGTGGAACGGTGATCCATGCCTGATCGATATAACCTATGTTTACTTTTGTCTGTCTGGTAGAATAGAAACCTATCCTTCTAGCAACGGTCTGGTTGTTGATGACAGAGATGATGACAAGTTCAAACTCCTGATAGGTACTATCTATCTGATAGATGTCGATATCCAACGCTCCACCACCATTTTGCTCTGACCATAGAGGTTGAACATTGCTCAGGTTATAGTAGTCCGTGGCACGGATGCCATCGACACTATATGCCATAATAGCCTGATAACTACCGTTAAGTAGTTGACCTGTGCCTTTAGACTTGCTAACAAAGCATACTGGAGTCACCACGTTACCTTGAAGTTTGATCTTCTCTGTGTCGAGGGTATTGGTATATTCGGGGACAAAACACGAGGGATCAGAAGAGAGATTCTTACCGGTTGTCATATAGGGGATCTCGTCAAGGTTTAAGAACCTGTCGGGATTGTTTCCATCTTGCCAGTAGACAGAATAAGAACCGTCCTGATTTCTTCTTGAGACACCGGTGATTAAATATTTTGCGGAGAAGTTTAGTCCTTTATCGTTTATAACTTTCTGATAGGTATCCAGTTTCTCACTGAATATTCCTATCTCACTGCCCGTCTCATTACAAGAGAATACGATCCACTCGTTGTTGATCTTCTGCACTACTCCCATGACGGTATAATCCAGTGTGGCGATCAGGGTGTTGGCCTGTTCATTACCCAGATCACCATAGTCTCCGTTATGACTTCTGTTGATTGCATTACGGGCATGTGTCCAGCATCCTTCGGATATCCCATAAGAGTCTATATCTTTCACCATGCCCTTAGTGAACATGTTTACATTATCTTGTTTAGTCATTAGATAAACATGTTATAGTATCGGTGGTACATTGCTTTACGGTTCATCTCCTGTTTCTTCTGAAATTCCTTGAAGTCAGGTGTTCTGACAAAAGATAAGGCTGCTGTCTTGGCAGTATCAAGTTTAACCGCAATGAGTTGCATCTTGCGTTCCAGATTGGGTTCGCCATTCAGGAACATGTTCTCAAAGATGGTGTCCTTGAATTGGTATTCATAGTAGTCGTTGACAAATTCATGATCCAGTACCAAAAGTCGTCCTCTCTCGTCTTCCATCAGAGAGACATATTCCATGTAGACTGTCCCGTCTTGGAAGTTAGCATGAAGAAAATTGTCTTTGATACTGACCGAATACTTACCATTGACATTCAAGTTGGGACAATCGGGTAACACCTTTACGTGTCTGACAAAATTCAAAGGGACAAGTCTCTTATACCTATGTTGCTTCCGGGAGTCCGTGTATCTTACCTCGGGATGATTAGGCGTATCAAGACTCAAATGGACAGCATTACTACCCAGTCCATCTTGTACATTACCAATGATCGTCATCTGAACATCAGAGATAGGTACCAAACCGTCATAGGTGAAGTGTATCTCGTTATCGTTAGGAGTAGTGAAGTCTGTAGTGAGAAGAGTACCACTTGAAGTCCTGAGTTGTATCACCACATTGGTTGTCTTTAGGGTGTGTTTAACTACATTCAGTCCAGGAGAAATAGTGATTACAAGGTTTTGTTGACGCATGGTATTTTGACCCATCATGCCATAGACCAACTTGATCCCCTGTGCCACGACATTAGCCATCAGACTTCCAAAATCTTCTCTGGTATCGGTTGTCTTCACATCAGAGATATCGGTAGAACTTTTGTCGGTACATAAAACAGCAAATGAGACAGATGAGAAGTCATAAGGAAGTTTTCCTATTCCGCGATCTATCTCCACCAGTACCGTCTTACGGGGATTGACCTTGACACCCAGTTGTCTATTGATGAACAGTGCTCTTTTGATAAGTTGCTGCGCTTCTATCTGATTCTCGACGTCTATGCCTGGCAGGTCTATCTTGACACTATCGAGTAGTTCATCGAAGGTTCTATATTTAAGTTCTTTCTTCATGATTATCTGAGTATGTTACGTTTATCTTCTTGTGTGTCTGTTGGGATACTGACAAGAGGACTCATCTCATTGCGCACTTGTGTCTCGATCTCTCCTAAAAGATAATCGGGAATATTACTGGCGATGTCTAGTTTACTGAGACAGTCGTCCGTAGAGTCATCGTTAAAGTTGGTGATATCCTCATTAAAGGCAGCATCTATTCGTACCAGTTCCCATTCTATATTAGGGAAATAGAAATAACCATCTTCCCACCAGTAGTACTTGTTCGTGTTATACTTAAAAGTCGATTGCTTGATCATCTTCTCGTAAGTACCACGTGTGATAGGGATTATCTGTGTGACGCCGTCTATTGAAGTAATACTACGTACCAAGGGACCCCAGTAGCCGGTCATCATCGTCGGGAGAATGAGAACGTTTCTTCTGATCGTGTGACCACTTGTCAGAAACGAACAGTTCGCCTGTACCTTGTCGATCTCTTCCAGTTCTACTTTATGCAAGACCTGAAAGACGCTGTTCATCTTCATGATCTTGTTAGAGGAGTCCTGTCTGCGTATGATCCAGGCTGCGTGTTTCTTTACAATGGAGTAGATGTACCTACTTGTGAGAAAGGCGTCTTGCTTTGACCCTTTGAATGTGTTGCGTATACGGGATACGATTTCGCCTATCTTTGCCATCTTAGTCTAAATCAAATTCGTTATAGTTCTCTATGTTTATTTCTTTTTGATGATCAATTTGTACGAAGTTCTTACGGAACAAAGTGGACACATTCTGAATCTTGTCTAACTCTATGTATTTCTTCCACTGAGAAGGATATGTCTTAGCTACGGTACGTTTAAAGATCCTTGTGGCAGTGAGACCCCAAAGGTCACTATTGGCAAACTGATTCTTGAGTAATTTATTGACATAAAATATCTTGGCTACCCTGCCATCTGTCTCCCAGTTCTTATGTATGATAGCACTTTCAAGTGTCTGTGACTTCTTAAAATCCAGGTTCTTATCTTCTTTGCATAATGTAGAACAGATGAAAATGTTTCCCAGTTGTACCGGGAGTTCTATGCCATCACGGTTGCCGATCACGGTATTCCAACATGTCTCGTTAAAGGTAAGAACGACTTTACGTAGTTCATCATCAGATAATACCCCTACATTTATCCTACTACGTAACCCTGCATAATACTCTTTATTCAGTGTCGCAGTAACCACTTGTCTGTATCTTGGGGCCTTTAGATTTGGTTTTTTGGTTGTCGTCATAAAGTGTAGTCTACAATAGAATTTACTAAAAAATCCCGACACTACCTATAAATAATTGTACATCACTGCTTTTTAAACACAAAAAACTGCGAATCTCATCGAGGGCATTCGTGAGAATGATAATTACCTAGAGTTTTCTGTAAAAGATACCGGCATAGGTATTTCAGAAAACAAACAACAGGTTATATTTGAACGATTCATGCAGACTAATGTTTCTCAAACCAGGCAATTTGAAGGTTTAGGATTAGGCCTCTCCATCGCGAAAGCTTATGCGGAAATGCTTGGAGGCAAGATTTGGGTAGAAAGCGAACTTGGAAAAGGTTCAACATTCTATTTTACCATTCCGTATAATGCTAAACCGGAATAAAAAACAATCAGTAAAAATATTATTTTCAGTGATGAAGAAGAGCATCAACTGATAAAATAAATCACTACTATTGACAAGCATTTAATGAAATAGAACTAAAAGTATAATATTATGGAAAACCTGGAAAAAATTAATTTGGACCGATGAATTATCAATTGGTAATACAGACATTGACACTGTGCATAAAAGCCTGGTTGATATTTACAACGATTTGATTGAATACGTTGAATCAAAAAGAAATCGTATAGAGTTTGCAATGATTCTATCAAAAATGACAGATTATAGTTTGGTTCACTTTAAAAAAGAAGAAGAATACATGCAAAAATTCTCTTATCCTGAATTAACTAAACATAGAAGACTTCATAAAGACTATATTTATAAAGTTGCGATGTATAATGCTGATTTATTAGGGATTAATCCACCTGAAATAAAAGAGGTAATTAATTTTATAGGTAATTGGTGGGTCGATCATATATTAAAAATTGATAAAAAATACGAAGATTACAAGAAAGAAATTCATTCTGATGTGAAGTACTGAAAATATTGGATATGTTTTCGGGTTCTGCGTCAATTTAAGTAATGTTTAACTGGACTTATTGTATCACTTAACTTTTGGGTATACAAAAGAGAACAGGTTTGTAACAATGAAAAATACCGGATTAAGTTGCATCCTAATAATCAGTGTTGTTTTACGTGTGGTGAGGATTGCAAACGGACTTTTTACATCCATTATGAGGGTTCATCCAAAATAAATGTGCGGTTCATCCAAAAAAGGAGGGTGTTCATACAATAAGTCGAATTTTACTTGCTTTTTTAATATAGGTAGTTGACCTTTACGATGTATCTTTATGAAGTGTCACATTCCTATAATATGGCTGAGGATATTTTTTAAACCGGAAAAACCTAACAGCCACCAATTTAAGAAGTTTATATCAATGTCGTTTAGTTAAGAAAATTTCATAATCGTTTGTAATTCATCGAGTAATTTCGCTTAGGGATTTTATGTCGAGGAACACTTCGCCCCGGACGGATAATTTCCCTTGTTTTTTGCACAATCTGGTCAAAGGCTTCGAGTGCCTTATCAAATTGCTTTCTGATCATTACTGCCATCAGAATTTCCTGGGTCATTGAAAGTGCATTAAGTACTCTTTCTTTTTTGCCCATCGTGGGCATTGCTTTCTAATTTGGATACCTTATCTGAGAGTTCGTTTATCTTATCCGTCAGCAGTGCTATGATATCTTTTCTGGTTTCTATTTCCGATTCTGCATGTTCGAGTGCTTTCTCTGTCGCCTTAAGTGTATTATTAAGAGCTGAACAATTTGGACATAGCCCTAGTGGTTTATTTTCATTATGATGTATCTGTTCGGGGATAGAATTACCCCTAATCATTTCACCACTTCCGGTAATAAGCCAATCATAATTTATGTGTTTGCATTTTGCAAATATAAGTGGATAATCAATGGAATTTCTTTTCTTCCAAGATGAAAGTGTACTGTTATCAATACCTAAAAAGAGAGATAATTTCGTATCTGTTGATATATTAAGTGCTAATTTTACACGATTTAAAATAAAATTTGCATTATGTGAACTTATTATTTGCATATTTGCATTATGTAAACTTATTATTTGCAT